AGTCAAGGCGATATTGGATTTACCGGTAGTCGAGGAGATATCGGTTACACAGGTAGTCGAGGAAACGACGGCACTGGAGTTAGAATCGTCGGTTCTGTAAGTACAGCATCACTATTGCCGGATCCTTACACAGGAGAGCTAGGCGACGGATATGTTGTTGATGACACTGGATCGTTATATGTGTGGACTGGGTCTGCATGGAACAACGTAGGACAAATTGTTGGCCCTGCTGGGCCAACGGGCTTTACTGGAAGCCGAGGATACGACGGCTCAATTGGCTTTACTGGAAGTCAAGGAACAGAAGGAGTAATTGGTTTTACTGGCAGTGCAGGTATCGATGGAGCATTTGCTGCATTAGGTTACACTGGTAGTCAAGGTGATGTTGGGTACACTGGTAGTCAAGGTGATCTCGGATATACAGGACTACAAGGAGATGTTGGGTACACTGGTAGTCAAGGTCTTGTAGGCTTCACTGGTAGTCAAGGTATCGACGGTGCCTTTGCCGCTCTTGGATATACCGGTAGTGCTGGCTTCACCGGCAGTCAAGGCGATTCGGGTGTACAGACAAAAACAGTAAGCTATAATGATATACTGGTCACATTCTTAGGATTTAAAACGATGGTGGATCAACACCAATTACACCATTAGAAGAATACTAGCCTATGTAACAGTACCTTCCGTAGGTGCTGACATAATAGTGGGCATAAACAAAAACGGCGCACTAGATCGAACTATAACAATTCCCTCAACCACTGCCTATGTAATAATAGAACCCCTGGGATTCACTGTTACTACGGGCGATTATATAACAGTTGATATATTACAAATAGGCAGCGCCACAGCAGGTGAAGATTTGACAGTAATTTTTGAATATTGGTAAAAGGACGATAATGGGATACGCTAAGTTAATATATAATCCAGCTATTGAAGCCACTAGTTTGATATCTGACATGGCAAAAGTTATAACTGGAACAATTACCGATAAGTCTCAGCTGGAATTTTGCGACACGGCCAGTTCGGAGATAGTGAATTCACTGGGGGAAAATTGGAGTTATGCATTCGATGGAACGGGCACAGAACCTAAAGTGTTAGTTAGTCCCTGTATAGATACTAATAAAAATAAATTTGTAGTTTTGAGAACAGCCAATGTTGCTAGCGGTTTCGTTCTCGATGTTAGCGGTACGCTATCTACTACTAGTATAGGTATTTTAATGCATGGTGCCAGAAGTATAACTACTAGCCCTTCGTTAACTATCGATTCTCCGTCTTTCTACAATATAGTAACTAACGCATCCATTAGACAGCAAAGCTTATTTGGGAGAAATACCTCGACTGAAATTTATATAAGTTGGAGCAATAGACATCTATTGGTATACGGGGATACTGCCAATGGCTCTGTTATAAACACACGATTTAACTTATCAGCAGAGTTTCCTGAAAATGAGTTATCCTTGTTTTCTGGTGGTGCCCCAGCAGCACATCTATCTTATACAACTGCCGCTTCATCCTCCGATGCATCATTGTCCACATCGCCCACACCGGCCGATTCTAGCACAATTCTTAATAGCCTAGTGACTTATGACCAGTATGTTCCGCCAAGCAGCAGTGTAAATTCAATTTATGCACACCATAATGCTACAGGCAGCGGAACATTTCCTCGGGCTATAACAGCCAATTCGGATATTGTCCCGTCCGTGAATACACTGGGTCAAACAGCATACTACTTTGTACCACTTTGGTATGCCAGTGTCAAAGTAGGAATGCCCATAATGAACTTTAGTTCTCTAACCAATGTCTATGTAACAGCTAATCAAGCAGGAGTGACTGAAGATGTGATAACCATTAACGGTAATCCTTATGTAGTACTGGCAATTGCAAACAGTGCAAAAAATCCAACAGCAACATATGCCTCTCTTATGGTATTAAAACAATAAAGGAATAACATGGGATTTGCAACATTAACCTATGCAACGGACGGATCTGTTAGGTCAACTACCGTACTACATGATATTGTAGGAATAATTACTGGAACATTTACATCTACCAGTCAGCTGACTGGTGCTATTCAGAATCAGTCAGAAATAATTACCAGTAATTCTAATTGGAGTTTTTTGTTTCCAGAATCTACTAGTTTTGTTCCAGCTACCCCCAACATAAATTTGGCCAGCTGGGTGTTAACAGCACCTTGTGTTAATTCGTCGAAAACAAAATATATCAGATTAACTAATGTCAATTCTAGTACTTTAAATACTACTGGAGCTGTTATTGGCAACGTGTACAACGGTACTGCGGATCGTGGCGTGCTATTGCAAGGTGCAAGTGGCGCTACTAATGCAACAACCCTGATTAACCAAACGTGGTATAATAACAGTACTAGTACTCGAGGAGTAATCCGAGGATCAAAAATATATATAAGTTGGAGTGATAGGCACTTGATTTTATTTTCAAATGTTATAACTAATGCTACTATTCCGAATGCTGGAATAATGGCCAGCATAGAATTTCCCGAAACTACCGCAACCCAACTGTCGGGCGCAACTCCAGTAGTGTTCTTAACAGAGGTAACAGGATATTTAACTCAGCAGCTTGTGATTCCTGGTAACCCCTCCCTAACGGGATTTGCTACACTGACTGATTATTATAATATCAGCACAATTTCTCGAAGCCTAGCGAGTATTGCAATTTTAAGTACAACAAATGATCAATTATACAGCACTGCGATAACTAACAGATTCCAACCAACTAATTCTACTATAAATAGAACTGGCAGTACTAGAATTAGCATAGTTCCTTTGATGTTCAGCATGTTGAGTAAAGGCTATAGTCCTTTATATATCAGCGAATATAGCGATATGTATCTAGTGGCAGCAGGATTAGGATCGCCCGGCGATACTATCAGCATAGGCAACGACTTGTATGTCTATTTGCCTTGCGGACCTAGTAGCACCACTTCTGCCGCAGCATACATAATTAAGAAAGCTTGACTATGGCACTAGGATACTTAAACACACTAGACAACAGCTTTCGATCATTCGACGGTGTAAAAGTTCAACCTGATGCATATGTCGTAGACATCGATATAGAAAATTTTGATAGTCAAGAAGGAAAAAAGCTACCAGTAGGCCTATTCTTAGCTGGCGGCAGTAGAATCTACTATACATGGGACAACTGGCCCGCAAAGAAACAATCTCTTTCGAGGTGATATATGGCACTGTTAGGAGAAGGTATTATAACAGAGTTTGATAGTGAAACGCCAGGTGATAAGCCGCCTCCTGAAGAAATACAAGAGTGGGATAACTCGGAAGTTTATAAGGAACAATGATGCCGAACTTTAGAATAATTTATCCAAAGGATACGGGCGGGATAGAGATAATCGTCCCTGCTATAGGACAAACGCAGGAATCTGCATTAGATCAAGTACCAACTGGTTCAGTTTATAAGATAATTGACGTAACAGATATACCAGTTGATCCGTTTTTTAGAGATGCATGGCAGGCAGACTTCAACGACTGTGATATAAAGGAATGACATGATCACTGTTAATTTAGATCAAGCTAAACAAATTACTTATGCATTGTGCCAACTGCGGCATCAAGAAGCTCTTGTTCCTATATTAGAAGCAGTTAGAAAACAACTACCTGGTACTGATTTTGACAACATAGCAGAGCAACAACCCGCCATAGATCAATATTTTTTGGGAATAGCGGAGAACATTGATCAAGCCGAAACAACTGATCAGTTGTCGATTATAGTCGATCAATTAAACAACAATAATTTTTAATAGAATTCCTTGCAAGGATACATAATAGTATGAGAATTGCTATTATAGACGTTATAGGTATCCCATACGACGGAACTACAGTATTCAAACAAGGCCTTGGTGGCAGCGAAAGTGCTGTCACTCTAATGGCCAAAGAACTTGCAGAAATTGGATTTGAAGTTACAGTTTTTAACAACTGTGATATGGATCATGCTGAGCCGGGCATCTATGACACTGTGACCTATCGCCCACTGTCTGCGTTGGCACAAGACTATGAATTTGACATAGTGATCAGTTCAAGAACTGTGATCCCATTTACCGATCCAAAAGACTACGCCAGATTAACCGACAACAGAAGCAATCGTTTTGCCACTATGAATCTTTATGATAGGATTCTCAGCAAGGCCAAAATGCGAGTGCTGTGGATGCATGATACATTTTGTCTTGGCGACAACTTGATTGAAGAACTAGCTGTGAACAATCGAATCACAGATATTTTTACACTTAGCGATTGGCACACTACTTACATTGCCAATTGCAATCATGGCCGCAGACGTAACTTTGAAGTGTTGAAGAACAAGCTGTTTATAACACGCAACGGTGTTAGGATTTATCACGATGAAGTAGACATTGCGGCCAAAGACAAGAACTTGTTTGTCTATAATGCAAGTGTTACTAAAGGCATGATACCACTGGTCAAGATGATATGGCCACATCTAAAACGACACATACCCGAAGCCAAGTTAAAAGTTATAGGCGGTTATTATAGATTCAGCACCAATGCAGAACCCGACCAACAGGAAAAAGATTGGCGAGTTATGGCTGCTGATCCTGCACTAGCAGCACTAGATATAGAGTTTACGGGCGTTATCAGTCAACGGGAAATTGCTGATATACTAACTCAAGCAAACTTTATGCTGTACCCCGCGGCATTTCCCGAAACGTATGGCATTTCCTCAATGGAAAGTTTGTGCTACAATACTCCAATCATAACTTGCCGCTTTGGAGCACTGGAAGAAATTGCCCTAGCAGGTGCTTGTTATTTAATTGACTATGCTATAGAACCCAATAGCTTGTTTCCGGACATAAACGTTCCGCAACAAGTTGAACAGTTTGTCAAGACCACTGTAGAAGCTTATCGTAATCCTTACTTGCATCAACAAAAGCAATACTACTGCAACATAGTAAAAGAAACCGCCGGATGGGACAGTGTAGCACTACAATGGAAGCAGCACTTTTATAAAAAAGCAGGACACTATCTCAGCAAACAAGACTATCGTGCTGTGAGTAAAATCAACCACAGACTGCACAAGATATACAATCGCAAGTTTCACAACACAGTTGAGCTGGAAAACTACAAATCAGGTAGAGAACAGCAGATTGTAGTGATCAGTCCTTTTTATAATTGCAGCAAGTATATCGAAAAATGTATTGCCAGTGTAGCTGCACAAGATTACGACAACTATCTGCATTACTTGATCAACGATGCCAGTACTGACGATTCTGCGGATGTGGTCAAAACAGCATTAAGCAACTTGCCAGAAGAACTTAAAGGCAAATTTCTATTAATCAACAACAAAGAAAATCAAGGTGCCGTTCGTAATCAAATAGAAAACATCAGACCATTAGACGACAATGCTATCATAATGTTGTTAGACGGTGATGACACGCTAGTCAATGACAATACTGTATTCAGTTATTATAACAGCATATACAATGGCACAACAGAATTTACCTACGGAAGCTGTTGGAGTATGGCGGACAATATTCCTTTGATCAGTCAGCCCTATCCTCAAAAAGTTCGACAGAACAAGACATATAGGCAACATCACTTCAACTGGATTTTACCTTATACACATTTGAGAACATTTAAAAAGCATCTATTGAACAGTTGCGAAGATGCACAGTTTAAAGATGACACAGGACAATGGTATCGAGCAGGTGGTGATGGATCAGTATTTTATGCACTGATAGAAGCAGCTGACGCTGACAAAGTTAAATGCCTGCAGGACGTAGTGTACAATTACAACGATGTCAATCCACTCAACGACTACAAAGTCAATGCACAAGAACAAAATAAAAACGCAAGAGAAATTGTAAAAATGTCAACAGAAAAAAAAAGAATCCTAATAGCGATACCCACAGCCAAGAACATAGAGCCCGAGACATACAAGAGCATCTACGATCTAATAGTGCCCGAGGGCTACCAAACCACATTTCAATACTTCTACGGCTATAACATTGATCAAGTTAGAAACTTGATAGCAGACTGGGTAGTCAAAGGATATGACTACCTGTTCAGTGTGGACAGCGACATCAGCTTTGCTCCCGATACATTAGTCAAGCTGCTGTCACACGACAAGGATCTTGTGTCAGGTCTTTACATTCAACGCAAGCCAGGACAACACGTACTAGAATTGTATGAAAACAACAACACAGGCGGAGTAAGCAATATACCTTATGGAAAAATTAAAGGCAAGGGTCTAGTGGAAATTGCCAGCTGCGGATTTGGCTGTGTGTTGGTCAAGAGTCAAGTGTTAAAAGCTGTAGATTATCCTCAATTTAAGTACCATAGTGCGGTTGACCACAGAAATACCATTAGTGAAGATGTAGATTTTTGTCGTAAAGCCACAAACAAGGGATTCCGCTTGTGGGCCGACACTAGTATACAGTGCAATCACACAGGCAGCTTTACATTCAACGTAGACAACAATATACCAGCTGTAGTTGAAGCTGCACCTGTCAATATCGAAACACGCTTACGTGAACTGGGCAGTCAAAGATTAATCCCAGCTGACCACGTTGGTTATCTTGCCAAACTAAAGGCACAAGGTTTTGAACCTCGAGTAATATATGATGTAGGAGCCTGTGTTTTACACTGGACTAACGAAGCAAAACGCATATGGCCCAGTGCAGAATTTGTGGCATTTGAAGCTATGGACTCTAGCGAATTTTTGTACAAAGAACAGAACTTAAAGTATTTTATGGGGGCACTGAGCGATGTTACTGGTAAAGAAGTAGAGTTTTATCAAAATGACTGGCATCCTGGTGGCAATAGCTATTACAGAGAAAATGCTGAAGTCAATCCAGAAGCACCCCAATATTTTAACGAAAACCACAAGCGAGTGTTAAAAACTGCAACATTAGATGCAGTGGTTAGATTAAAACAGTTTCCTTTGCCCGATTTAATCAAGATGGATGTTCAGGGTGCTGAGTTGGATGTTCTAAAGGGTGCAAGCCAAGTGCTAACAACTGTAAAACATGTTATATTAGAGCTACAAGCTGTGGAATATAACAAAGGTGCTCCGTTAAAAGACACTGTAATAACTTATATGGACACAATAGGATTCGATTGTACAGGGCTGTTTAGCAACAACGGACCTGATGGTGATTATCACTTTGTGAGACGATAAATAATCTATAGATTAAGGAATCTTCATGAACAAGTTATTTGTATTTTTATTAGCAACAGTTATTGCTGTACCGGCATTTGCACAAGTCAAAGCACCCAAAGAACCCGCAGGTGTGACCTATGACGCACAGATTATCCGTATAAGTGACGGCGACACCATTGTGATCTCAGCACCATTCTTGCCACAACCACTCAAGCCAGAACTAGCAGTGCGTATCTACGGTGTGGACACTCCGGAAAAAGGACATAGAGCTCAGTGCCCACAAGAAGATCAACGAGCTCAAGCGGCCAGCAAGTGGACAACAGATTTGGTCAACAGCTCACCTAATCGTAAAGTCATACTGTACAAGTGGGACAAATTTGGCGGCCGTGTTATCGGTGATATTGTGGTCAACGGACAAAGTGTTCGCCGTGGACTTATTGCCAATGGTCATGCCCGTGAGTACTACGGTGACGCAAAACAAAGCTGGTGCAATTAAAAATGAAAGCATTTCGAGATTATTTAGACGAAGCCGAGGGTAAGAAAAAACCCAAAGACGGAGAAGACTCGTCCAAGCCAACTAAAGACAAAGATGACTTTAGTGCGTTTGATGATCTCTTTGCAGCTAAACCAGATCAACCACTGGCCAACAGAGAACCTGATCGTGCTCAAGAACCTCCTGCGGATGATGCAACTAACAATGCACCCGAGCGTAGACGTGCAAGTCAAAGTGACACTCTTCGCGCAGCGGGGTCAGTTCAGCCTAATCAACGTATGCGAGATCTTTTAGGACGTATGCGAGATATAGATGCCGATCCAGAAGACACAGGCTATCCCGATCCGGATCAACAGAATCTTCCACAGGTCGATGTAAACACACGCAACTTGCCTTCCGTTGCTGCTTCTAATCTACGTGCAGCTGGAGTTCAAGAACCAGACTTTCACAAAGTTGCTAATCTTCCGGGCAATATGAGTCGTGCTATTCGCACACTAGGTAAGGCTCTGTTCCGTAGCTTTACCAACACACCAACTGAAAACATTTGGATGTTGGGAAATTTAGGCGGTCGTGGACCTAACAGCACAGCTGAAGTTAATGCTGTAGCCAATTGGGCTAGAGAAAACGGCGAAGAAGTTAGTACAGGTGATATCGATTTCGATACTACCATTCCCGGGTACAGTGCTGAAATTAAACAATATCGAGCAGGCGGAATTCGTTGGTTCTTGGTCCGAGATGAATTTGGAACTTACATTTACTCTTGGCCCGAGTCGGACAGTTTAGATGCCGAAAATACTGCACAGTTAGATGCTCCACGTAGAGAACAGCCTCGAAGACTAGATAGATAAATATGAACATGAGTCCAGAATCTTATAAATTATTTGCAATAATGTGCGAAAGCGTCCTACCAGAGGCCAGTTCCTCTATGGGACTCGTACAATCAAAACCCGGCGGAAAACAGGTAATACAATACCTACATGCTAGGAACTTGGCACACGACCAAGACTATAAAGAAATTGAAAAAATCAGTTGGAGCGTTTTAAAAGATGCTGCCAAAGGTGCGTGGGTAATTGTCCACGGTAAGCGAGGCGTGGGAGCTATTCGAGCCGAGAGCGGAGCTTACAGGGCTGTGGCCAGCACCGGCGGAACCCCCGAAGCATTTAACAACGATCGCGGTGGCAATATTTTAGATTTTTTTAAAAGAACTATTGGCAATGTTACTAGAATTTTCGTTGGTACAGATACCGGTGAAGTTAGCCGAAAGCAAAGACAACGTGAAAAAAATACCGCCACTACAGGTCCGCAACAGCTAACAAAACAAGCAATCGTTAATAAATTTAAACCGTTATGGGTTAAGGGAATTGTTGCTGCCCAAGCAGACATCAAAGGAATGATCGCTAACATGATCAAGAACGATGCGTTTACAAAAGCAAAAAAGAAATTAATTTATCTCGAATCGCTTGATATTGCTCTCGACGGTATTGAGTCCGGAGATACTCCCAGTATTATAGTGGACGCAGTTAGTACCGCAGTATTAATGACCGCAAGTCATTATTATCCAGAGACAACTGGTGAAATTAGTAAAGACTACAGAGGAATGACTTCTGAATTCTCTCGTGGCCCACAGCAGATATTACAAGATATTTCCGAAGGCGATACAAAAAAATTAGGCACTATTTTGTCATTCTTTAAAAGGACGTTGATATCAGGATGAGAATCACTAAAGTTTTTACAGAAGCCAACGTTGCGGCTAAGATTAAAGATCCCAAGGTTATAAAAATGTTGGGAATTGCTATGCGTCACGACGGTACTTTGCCAAGAAGCAAGATTGCCTCGCTTGGACCAAAGCCTGAAGATCAACAAATACTAAAGCTATGGAGTGATATTTTAGACGCCAGCTTGAGAACAACTGACTACGGGGACATAAGTGCCGACGGTAAGTTTGATGATTGGTTAACACGTTTATACATGAATGGTGCCGTTGATTACGAAGATATCAACGGAGAAGGTGGTGATGCTCTGGGTGCATGGAAAGCCCTAAGCACTCGAGGCAGATTACAGCCAGCACATCAAGATTTTAATAAATTTAAAAATCTTGCACAGATTCAAAAAATTGTACGCAGCTCAGATTATCGAAGCGACCTTGCTCGTATCAAGGATGCTGAAATAATCGAAAAGCACAAGCGAGATAAAAAAGAAATCGTACTGATCGACAACGAAAGATATAATGTTGTAATACCACTAAACTACGGTGCTTGTTATACTTTTAATAATGCAGCAGGTTATCAAAGTAACTTCTGTACAGGGTCCAGTTCTGGTCTAAGTTGGTTTAAGAATTATGCCCCAGGGGGACCTATTATTTCTGTCACTGACAAAAGTAACATGGGAACCAACGAAGGCAAGTGGCAAATTCATGCTGCAACAAATCAGATCGTTGACAGTGATCAGACTCGCAGACATGATGTCCAATGGAATGACGATAGATTTGCTAACTTATTTCCGGGGTTGATGAAAAAAATTGCCGGTGCAATACAGGCCAAAGCTGAAGAAATAAAAGAAGCCAGTGTTGAAATTACCGGCACTGGCGAAGGCTATGACATTGACAAGGCTGTAAATGATCTACAGAGAAAATATCCGCAGTCCTATGCTTCCAAGGCCGATGAAGCCGAAGATGTAACAGACGGCCCGGGAACTTATCTAGTAACTCATACAGTCAGCGGTCGTACTGCTCGAATCAATGGAGATAACAAACAAGATGTAAAAGATAAGTTACAAGCCCGTCATCCAAATGTTAATCTAGACGAGTTTACATTTGAAAGAGAACCTGATCAACAGGAAGACCTGCTTTATTAAGATCACACTACCTTAGGAACGCTTTGCGTTACAAGTGTGGCCCGGGTGCTGGGCAGAACGTTATCGGAGTCGTGCCCGGGAATGGCGTTCTAAGTGACCACTAATACAAGAAAGCCCCTTCCGGGGCTTTTTTTACGTTCCTACAATATTGTTGTAGATCTCTTTCCAATTCTTAACCACAGGAATGTCGGGATTTACATAATCCAAACTGTGTCCATGCAGCATCAATATACTTTTTAATCCCAGACGATGTCCAAGTTCACAATTGACTGTCTTGTCTTCAATCCAAAATAATCCACTGTCTCGATAAGGTTCCAATGCGTCATCCTTGTCGGCTCCGGTGTCCAGAAATACAAACTTTTCAAACGCAGTTTCTCCGAACAATTTCTTTAAATTCATACAGCGAAGTGCTTGAGCATTCTCATCCTTACTCAAACTTGTAATTGCATGAAATACAAAACCGTGTTCTTCGTGAAGTCGTTTAATATAATACATAGCATCACGCAAAGGCGGCAGGAACCCAATGGCTGCACTTTCGTTAAACATGCGAATTAACTTTTTTGCCTGATCCTTATCGATGCCATAGCGTTTGCCAATATCATACTTTAGATTGCCGCCCTCTACTTTGTTAAATCCGTGTTGTAGCATCCACACATCGAATGCATATTCCCAGTCGAGTGCCACACCGTCGATGTCCGTGAGGATAATTTTGTTTTTCATGAAAAAGCCTTATAAAGTCCAATGAAGATAATTGTTAACGAAACAGCGTTAACAGCAAATTGAGGTTTGTTTGAAACTCTAATGGACCAGATTAAAAACATTAGAGCACCTAGAGAAAACACTACAATGTTCCAAGGATATGTTGATGGTCCGATACTATTAAACATATGTCCTAGGATGATTAAACCAGCACCTAGCCATTGTATGATTTCGTTTGTTTTCTGCATCTTTTTATTATAAAATCTAGCATTTAACTTGTCAACCGCTAAATCCGGGTAAATACTAGATGATACAACTAATATATACACTGATGGTGACACACATCACTATTATCTGCGTTACACTATACCTACACAGAAATCAAGCACATCGAGGAATTGAATTTCATCCAATATTAAGTCATTTTATGCGTTTCTGGCTTTGGATGACTACAGGAATGACTACCAAACAATGGGTAGCAATACATCGTAAACATCATCAAAACACAGACGTCGAGGGCGATCCTCATAGTCCACACGTATTCGGAATTTGGAATCTAGTATTCGGGGGAGTCAAGTATTATAAACTTGCAGGTAAAGACGCCACAATGATTGTCAAGTATGGTGCCGGCACCCCCAAAGATTGGATTGAACGCAATGTGTACACACCATATCACCGCTATGGTATTCTCTTAATGTTGGTCATAGACGTTTTATTATTTGGGCCATGGGGATTCCTGGTGTGGGGTGTACAACTTATTTGGATCCCATTCTGGGCCGCCGGATTTATTAACGGTATTGGCCACTGGTGGGGATATCGCAATGGCGAAACTAAGGATCACAGTAGGAATGTCAGCCCTTGGGGTATACTAATCGGTGGGGAAGAGTTGCACAATAACCACCACTTGGAACCTGCAAACCCTAAACTAAGTCGTCGATGGTTTGAGTTTGATATTGGCTGGATGTGGTTTAAAATATTTGAATTTTTTAAATTAGCCAAAGTTAGATCATGAAAAAGGGCCCTTCGGGGCCCTTTTTCTTTACTAGTATAATAATGTGCTATGCACCGATATAATAAATTCTTCATCCCTCACGGGAATTAATATAATTACTTCTTAGTACCACTATTTACAAAACTGTACATCTTTTCAGCGGTTTCTAAGACTTTCTCAAGTCCCGGAAACTCTGGCATATTGACCTTGCTAACGATTTGCCCAGTCTTCTCATCTCGTTCGGCAGTCATTTCCCAACCGGCAAACTTAACTTGGAAGTCTTGTTGTACCATGTCTTTGGCCATTGCTAGAATGTCTGTGCGGATTTCGTATCCGTTCTTATTGAATTTTACTTCTGGTAGCTTGGGTGTATTAAAATCTGACATAATATTTTTCCTGTGTGTATGTTTATGATTACTTAGTGTAGGTAGGAACGAACTGCTTCATTGTAGTTGTTGCTTGCGAGGTAAATGCTTGAGCAATAGCTGTAGATGCCTTGACTGAAGTTTTTGCAGCTTCGGCTTGAGCGTCAATGAGTTTATGCAATTCTGTTTGGAACTTTTTGTCAGTAACGAATGTATTGACAAATTGTTTTTTGCTGCTCTGGATAGAGTCGATGATAGCGTCTGGTGTAAACATATTTTTCTCCTGTGTTTGTGTATGTTACTACAAGCAACAATATCTGCTGCTTGTATTAGTATATATCTTTATTTTGTAAAAAGCAAAGGCAATGTGATTGTTTTGACAAAATTGCGATGCAGTTTGCCCAAGTGATCCAGTCTAGCAAGATTACTATCAACTGCTTCGTTCATTATACTGGCCGCCGTGCTGTGAGGTATTTCAATATTTGCCATAGTCTCGCCACCTTGATTGATCAGCACCCCGTGCTTTTTGGCCAGTGCTTTGATAGCAGCATTAGTACTAAGGCAGACCATGCAGCCACCTTTAATGTTGCGATTCTGACACCACTCAATAGTGCGTCTCATCAGTGCATCGCCCATGCCTTGCTTGCGATACTCTTTTAATACTGAAAACGCCAATTCGGTAGTCTCATCTTCTAATGCTATGTGTCCTGCTGCTACCACTTCCAACTGTTCGTTTTCAATAACAAAGATTTTATGGTTTTTGGGATCAGCTTCGAATCGATCGCATAGTTGCTCTATAACTTCGTCTTTGATCATGTAGCCAAAACGAGTGTATCTACTGTCAGCATCCAATGCTAATAGATGCTTGCGATATCTACTGTACTCGTCCGGACGAAGTCTATAGACTAAATGCATGTTATTTCAATAACAAGGCTTTGGCTTCTTCATGAAGACCATGACGACTTAACTCGGCAGCAGCTCTTGCCTGACCTATGCTTAGACATATTTGGTAAATTAAATTAAAAAACTTTTTCATAGTGGCCATCCTCTTTTTGTTGTATTTCTGTCGTATTGTGTAGTCCAGAATTCGATTTCCGCTACGCTGCCGGGATTTTTTGAAACAATGTACTGTTCCAATTCGCTGCCGTATGTTCCGGGCTTATCAACCCGCTTGAACAATTCAGCAAAGTATGCTATAATAGTCGATATTAACATTGTGTGTCCTTTATGTGTCCGTAGTACTCATGGTTTCTACTGATACATATATTTATGCTGCAATCGCACATTACACTAGAAAAGTTATTAGCTATAAAACCGGTAAATACACAATCGGAACGATTAAATGAAACTACGTACTAGATCAATATTACAAGAATTAAACGAAATTGCTGATGTTCGCAATAAAGACAGTCTATACGAAAGTAGAGCTACTAACATCATTAATTCGGCTATCAATCTTTTGGAAAGTATACACAGCAGTTATACTCCAGAGGAAGCAGACGAATTGGAGCGCCGTTTCATCAATGCCATTAAGGGGCAGGACACAGCTAAGTTTACTCGGGGTATTCGAAAAATAGCCGAATCTCGTAAACAAAAGCGCAAACTGGACGAAGACAAAAATGAATAAACTGTTAAAAGAAGGCGGCAATGCATTTAAAGATGAAGCCGGAACTATCTTAACTAAAAGAATAAACAAGGCCGATGTACTGCCCACAGTACAGTGGTTAGAGAATATTACAGGGCTAGAGCTAACAGATTTTATGCTGGGCACAACTGGAAAGAAATCATCCAGTGGTGACTTGGATCTGGCTATCGATGCCAATGAAGTTGATAAGAACGAATTTGCAAACAAGTTGGCCAGCTATATTGAAAAGCAGGGCGGTGATCCTAAAGATTGGATTAAAAAATCTGGAATTAGTGTACACTTCAAAACACCCATAGGCGGCGATGCCGTTAATGGTTATGTTCAAGCTGACTTTATGTTTGGTGAACGAGACTGGATGAAGTGGAGTATGACCGGGGGACGAGAAGGTAGTGAACTAAAAGGCAGTCATAGACACATTATCCTAGCCAGTATTGCCAAAGCACGGGGAATGAAATGGAGTTTCCAGAATGGATTAATGAATCGTGAAACAAACGAAATCATTACTAAAGACCCTAACGAAATTGCCAAAAAATTATTGGGGCAATCGGCCACTGCTAAAAATCTAGAAGATCCCGAATCTATTATTGACTATGTTATTAGATTGCCCAACTACGATGATCTAGTGGCCGATGCTAGAGAAACCTTGAAAAAAGAAGGAGTTGAATTGCCCATAGCAAATCAACTGGAAAGTTATACTCCCGGAACAGGTGCTTGGTTCCGAAAGATGATTGAAATTACAAAATGAGAGCTTTTGAGTTTGTCGCCGCCGACACTGTTCTAGAGCAACTTCAGATTGCAGAACAGGGAAAATGGTCTATTGTTGAAGCTGGAGACAGTGTTCAATTTTTAAAAAGCAGTATCTTTGATGAAACTGTACAGAAAAGAACAGCAATGATGCCTAATCTACAGAACAAGCTCGAAGACTTTGTAACAACCAAATCTCGCGATCCTATGCAGCCATTTGGTGGTAAAGATAAACCATTTGGTGGAAATGGTCCTATTGGAAAGGCATTTTCTAAAATGCGCTACACTCATCTGAATTCAGACCTAAGCCTATTCTACACCATAGAAGGTCGTAATCCTACAACGATCAAACTCTACGGAGTATTCAGCCACGACGACATTGGCATCGGACAACCACAAAACATTAACCGTCAAAAGAATTTTATTTCTAGATTAAAAAAAGAAGCATGAGAGCATTTGAATTTCTTACAGAGGCCGAGGCACCTGCTCCTAAAAAAGTAGGTAGAGAATTTAACCACCTCGAAGATCTAGTGTTTACAGAACCTAAAGGTGCAATGCGGNCTGTAAACGTTCTAAAGAATATAAGCCAAGATGCCAGCGATGTTACTATCAAGTGGGATGGTAACCCTACAGTCTATTGGGGTCGTTGACGAAGACGGTACCTTCCGTATGGTGGGCAAGAACAACTAGGGGGCGTGAAGAAGGCAAGAGCAGCAGTCCAGAAGATCTTAAACAATTCATCATGAGTCGGGGCAAGGGAGAAGATTGGCGTGAGAAGTTTGCTTCTGACATGGCATCAATGTGGCCCATATTTGAAAAAGCAACACCCCAAGACTTTCGTGGATATGTTTATGGTGATATTTTATTTCATCCGGGCAAGCCCTATCAAGGCGCTGATGGAAGAATAACGTTCACTCCAAATCAAACTACTTATTCTGTAAGGGGCAGTAGTGAAGTTGGTCGTAAATTGGCCAAGGCCAAGATTGCTGTGGCAGCAATTCAAGCATATGAATACTTTGGTGATGGACGTGGTGAGCCGTTTGAAAATCCCGAAACATTTGCAGCTAACCCAGAACTAGCAGTATTTGGGTTAACCTATGTCAGTACCAAACCTGCTGTTGATGCAGACAATTTAGCAGTCATTGAAAAGTTAGCTAATCAACACACTGCCAACATAGATAAACTTCTAAGCCCGATACCGGGTCTTAGCGGGTTGCGAAACATCATTTACACTTTTGTCAACAATCAAAGCAAGGCCAAAGCTTTGGACAAAATTAATAGTCAAACGTTCTTTGAATGGTTACCCGGTAGCAAAGTCAGTACCGGACAGCAACAAAAGATTGCGGGTTTAAACGATACCTATCAGGGAACTATGGATGCTATGTTTGCCCTAGTAGTAGAGTTGATGAAAGCTAAAGATGAAATTATCCGTGAATTAGACGCTGCTATAGGCGATATAACTGCCACTACTGACGGCAAGCCCGGCGGCGAAGGTTATGTTAAGGGCCGAGATTCAGTGAAGTTAGTACCCCGCGATCGTTGGACTCCATTTCGACCTGATTAATGCAGTATTAGACTAATTTTTTTCAAATTGAATAAATACTATGCCGGTCTCTGAGCGAGACCATATGATTAAGGAGAAAATATCATGGCAGATCTAAGTTCATTCGCACAAACAGTAAGCAACGCTGGTTCAACAGTTGCAACATTGACTACTAACTTTGGTAAGCACGTTATCAACCAAGCCGACGTAGGTCGTGAGTTGATCGTTAGCGTATCTAACACAGACATGACTGATGCTGAATTAACCGCAGCTCGTAATCAGCTAACATTGGCTGGTGGTGACGGTACTGGTTCGGATAGTAATGGTCCAGATGCTTTCACAGTAGCCGCAATCGGAACAGCCAATGGCACAGCATTTGTAAGCGGTACAACTGACGTTGTTTACTTCCGCCTACAAGGTACAGGTACACCAAACTTAACAACACTTGGCGATACTACATTCGCGACTGTTGCAGTGTTTACACCAGCACTATAATCTTTCTCGAGATGGGAAGACTAAGGCGGATTTATTCCGCCTTTTTTATTGGCTATAAATAGTAGCATATTATGCCAAGATATCAAATTACCACGTTAATCGACATTACCAGAACCGGTGCCACAAAATCAACGGGCACTGCACATGAACAAAAACAACAAAGCAACTTCAACAGCCTACGACAAGCTATCGAATTGAGATCTAATGTAACTTGGTCTCGAGATCCTATAAAATCAAATGGACGACTTCCTGATAACAGTAAAGCAACCCACTGGCTGTGGGAATTTGAAGTCGAACGAGAAGATCTATTTCTTTCCGACAACAATCCTGTAGGACTATTAATTGAAGATCTACACGGAGTCCCCATCGTTGATAATCTAGACAATTCTGTAGAAATTGTGCCACCAGCAATTCAAACTCAAGGAACAAACATCAATATTTGGGTTAACGAATTAAAGTAACTTGAATAAATAAATCATACAGGCAAACAAGGCATTTTTCTCAGGCCATTCTCTAACGGAATTTAACTTAATCAAGGAGCTGGCCAAATGCCAACAGTAGCAGAAAGAGTAGGTGTACTTGAAATTAAAGTACATCACGTAGACGAAAAGATTGACGAATTAAAAGACGGTGTTAAAGATATGCATGATTGCCTGGACCGCACACGAGACGGCCTCGAAGCAACTCTATCGTCTATGAGGAAAGAAGCCAATACTCAACACAATGAATTGGCTAAAAAGATGGCCGATATAGAAAAAAGTAAAGAAAAGCTTATGCTGTATAGTGCTGTAGGTGCAGCATTTGTAGCGGGGGCTGGGTGGAGTGGTGCAATAAACTTCCCCATGATTATCAAGTTCTTTGGTCTGTAAACTACCCTTACTTAAATAAGGAACCATAGGTTCCTTTTTTAATGACAGAAATTTCAAAACGCTTTGAACAGCTTGTTACCGCACATCAACGAAAATTAGCAGATCGTGATCAAATTCTCCCAGTTAAGGTTGAAAGAGGAATTCTGGTAGGTGATGTACTAATCGAAAGCAAGGGAAACTTAAAAAATCTATGGAAACGAGATAGATTAGTCTACAGTGAAGTTAGTTTAAATGATGCTGCTATTAAGTTGGCAAATCTCATGGCAAAGAATAAAAACAGCGGTCTATGCGATAGGATATATAAAGCTGATCAGGAGTACGGACAATGGTTTGCTGATTGGCAATTTCTAAAACAGCAGTATCATAAGGCATTAAACATGGGCAACTATAATCGAGCTGATATATTGCTGGCCAAATACGAAGAAAGTAAAAATAGAACGGATATTGCCAAACGAACAGTAACCATATTGATTCAATCTTAATAAATACTACATTACTCGTCGGAATCGATTTATGAAAACTACAGACCTTTTTAAAATTAATAAACAAGCCAGCAGACTAAACGAAAGTCTCAGTAAAACGTTTGGACAAAAGCTAAACTTGGAAAATTTTGATCTACATCAGTTACAGGATGCAAGAAACAAAATTAGAACACAATTAAGTCAAATTAAATCAGATTCTGGATTTAACGAAAACTTAGAAAACGATGCTTATCATAAAGCTCAGTTCATGTTAGATACACTCAACGCCGAAATTATGGAACGAGAAGAATTCGTTGCTGAAGTAACAGAAGACGACGATGAAGCCGATCAAAAAAACGAGTATTTCCAATATGATACAGAACCAAAGAAAGATCGTGGTCCTAGAGATCAAGGACACGACGAGTTGGCTCGTAGAGAAAAAACCATGGGTAAGGGCGGATTAGCCAAAGATGCCCGCGACTATAAAGAAAAAGACAAGTACGGCGATGCTTACAAAATCAAAGGTCCCAAAGGTAAACTACCCGAAGATTCAGTAGAGGAAGAAGCACCACCTACAGCCAAAGGCGAGCGTATGGTCAAGCATATCAAGCAAGGATATGCAGATGACGGCAAAGTTACAGACAAAGAAAAAGGTATTGCCTATGCCACAGCATGGAAGCAACACAACAAAGAAAAAAACGAATCCGTTCAAACTGAGCAAGACGCCGAAACTGTAGCTGATTTTCAAAAGAGGGGCGGTGAGATACAATATGGAAAGCCACAAAAAGGCCCTCGTAGATCAGGAACAAGCATGGCCAGTAGGCACATTGGCGGTAGTGGAGACAGAATGAAAGCTAGTAGAACAGGTCTTGGGGCAAATACCCAAGGACGACCTGTTACAGGAATATCTAAAAAAACATCAGAGTCAAATGAAACAGGAGAAAACATGACTAAACTAAGAGAAGGCGAAATCCAGCAAGCGTCTGCGATTGTAACCGCAAAAACAATGGTGGACAGAGTCGGTCGTTGGATTGAAGAACTTTCTGGCATGGAGAACGACACTCTATTACAGTTAGGTGATAGTATCCGTGACGAAATGAGTTCGGAATTGGCAAAGACTTTTATTAGTACTGTTGCTCCCGCAATTCAACAAGCTCTACAGAATCTAAAAGACACTAGAGAAACATTGGCTACTGGAGTTCGTACACTAACAGGTGAGGAACAAGGTGCCGAGATGTTGGGTGCAGATCCTACTGCCGCAGCACCAGATATGGCTGCTGAACCGGATGCGATGAATGCCGCAGCCCCAGAAATGGATGCAGCCGATGACTTTGGTGACGAATTTGCAGCAGCCGATGCAGCAGCCGGCGGTGCTGAAGCTGCCGGTCGAGAGCAACGCGAAAGCATTCAATATCAAAACAGACTACTCAAGGTATTGGCAGGATGAAAATCTATGAAATTCTAAGAGAAGCTGAGGCTGTCTTGGATATTGAAAAAGATGATGATAAGATGACAACACTGGTAGATAAAACTACCGGTGTTAGAACTACCATTGATAAGAAAAATCCCAAGAGTCCGAAGCTAGGACAAGATGCGGCCGGTAAGTATACACTACAGGCTCCGGCCCCTGGCACTCCGCCAAAACCTGCCAACATTAAACCTGGCACTAAAGTAACACTACAACAAAAATAACTTATGAGATTTTTTGAATTTTCCGGCAAAGAAAATATGGACAAGGTCATTATAGTTCTTAAGAACTATATAGGTCGCCAAGCCGGTGCAAAAGCTCCCATTAGGTTAAATTGGAATGCGTTAAATCAAATCTTAACTAGAACTGGTGCCGGAGTTGCTGCCGATTACGAAACATTTAAATCTCTTTATGACAGCAATCCAGTGATCCAATCATTGGTTAGAGATTTTAATCAGGATGGTATTGAACTAAATGTTCCGGGTACAGAACCAGAAGCTACACAAGACGGACAGACCAGTCAAGAAAAAGTTGATCAGATAGCTGCATCAGCAGCACCTCAACAACTGGCACAACAATAAAAACCGGTTCAGGGTTGACACCGGTTTTTTTATTCTGTAATATATACAGAATGACAACTATTTTTACACCTCCTCCTTTTATTGAAAGATTTCAATACAAAGGCTGCAAACAAATCAACGACCCAATTACACGCAAAAGAGTTTATCAAACGCCCGACGGCGAATGCTTGCCCAGTGTTACCACTATTCTTAGTGCTACCAAAGACATGACCCATTTGAACGAATGGAAAAAACGTAGTAGGTGAACAAAAGGCTCAACAAATTACTACAGAAGCCGCCGGGATCGGAACCGCCATGCACGGTAATTTAGAGAGATTCTGTGCTGGTTTAGAAAGATTGCCGGGACAACATCCTGTTCAAGTTCAAGCACATAAAATGGCCGATGTCATTATCGAAAACGGTCTAAATCGAGTAAACGAAATATGGGCCATGGAACAAAGTCTTTATTTTCCGGGATTATTTTCTGGTACTACTGACCTTGTGGGTGTACACGAAGGCGAGCCGGCAGTAATGGACTATAAACAGACCAATAAGCCCAAGAAGGCAGAATGGGTAGAAGACTATTATCTACAGTTGATGGCCTATATATTAGCACATAATGAAGTTTACGGCACTGATATTCGTAAAGGTGTTATCTTTATGTGCAGTAGAGATTTTGAATATCAACAATTTACTTTAGAACCTAAAGATTTTAATAAATGGCAAGATGCATGGTTGTCTAAGGTAGAGGAATACTATACAACCGGTCTGCAGGGCTATAAGCAACTACTTACACAATAACCAAAGTAGATAAATACCTTATACAAGGGTAAATCTATGTCGGTTATTCAAATTTCTAAAATACAAGTAAGAAGGGGTCAAAAATTACTTATTGGTAATATCCCCCAATTGAGCTCAGCAGAATTTGCATGGGCAGTTGATACTCAAGAACTGTTTATTGGTAACGGCTCAATTACCGAAGGTGCTCCTTATGTTGGCAATACTAAAATATTAACAGAACATGATAATATTTTAGATTTAGCCAGCAGTTATAAATTTGCTGCCAATAATCCTAGTATCTTCTCAAGCATACCCAGATCATTGCAATCCAAGATTGACGAAATACAGGTTAGTCTGGTTGATTTTCTTCCTCGCGACATTAGACCTGATGACAGCAGTGGGCATATAGATTTTGACCCCATACTTCAATGCAGCCCTAGATAATCTGTTTGTTAGTGTTGAAGATCAGTTTAAAAAAGTATTAGTTGTTCCTAACGGAAATTATAATATTCGATCAACTTTAAGAATCCCAAGTCGAGCTATCATTAGAGGTGAGAATCAACTCGAAACTATATTAGATATAGGTACCAATAAAATAGTTTTTGTATCCGAAAACGGAACAGATGAAAGTTTTACAGACTCTGATTTTCCATTCAATATAGAAATTTCAAATTTAACAATAGATCACAGTACTGGACAAACTGAAATCACTGCCAGTAGAGGTTGCACTTTCCGACAGGTAACTTGGAGATCTAATTATAAACTCGGTGATACTGTTTTTGTAACCGAAAATGCTAATGCAGTTTATAACTTTAATCCAGTAGTCACTACTGGTGGTAATATACAAGTCACTGGTTCGGGAATATCCGCATCGATTACTGAAACATTCTCGGGAACATTTGTTTCTACACTAGCTTCTCTAGTCGGTAAGTTAAATGCTGATTCAACATTTCAATCAAATTTTAGAGCAGTGGCTTTTAATGAGGTATCGTTAAAAATTATCACAATTTATACAGAAGATACTGCAAATGACATCGTTTCTAACTTTACAATTATTAGCCAAGTAGATAACTTAACGGGTCCGGAAACAATAAGTCCAATTACTGCCGAATTGTCAGACGGTTCGGAGAATGTTGAAGCATCGGTATTTTGGAATAATCTATCTTTTGGAACTAGAACCTCAGATTTAACTTTTGATAGTTGTAAATTTGTCGAAACTCGATTGGCCATTGAATGTCAACAATCTTTAGTATTTGATACCGAAGTTAAAATTATTAATTCCGATTTCTTTATAGCCGATACAGGAATCTACATAGGCGGCGTGCAGCCAGATCAATTCACCGGAAAACGACAAGGAAACAATTGGTTAATAGTTGACAGTAAATTCGAACAATTGGCTGGCCAAGCATTTATTTCCACTTACGGTATTGGTACAAAATTTTTGAGAACACAGTTTAAAGACTGTGGTAACGGTACTGGCAATGCCGCTAATCCAATTACTTCCATTGTAAAATTTGGAGAATCATTCAACAACGTGTTAATCGATTGTTTTAGTAATCGACACCAATTGTCGGCTATTGCTAAAATTTCGAATCCGACTACTCCCGGAATAGTTGAATTTGAAGGTGCTAGTTATGCAAATCTTATAGATAGAAACTATACCGAAATAGTAGTCAGTGATGCCCCAAGGGCATTATCTGTATTTTCTTTAAACAGTAGATTTATAATAATTGATTATTTCTTAAACTTAGGAAATGATCCGTTGAACAAACATTCTAGGACCGGACAACTAACTCTTACGGTAGGTGATGACTTAGCCGGCGCCGATAATGTATCACCGGTGGCGGTTTCCGACAACTACGTATATTCATCACCGACACCAACATCAACGGGAGGATCATTAATGTCTAATTTTGAGTTTTCAGCCGATGTTGCTGATTTCGACGATGATAGTAATGTTGAAACTATTATACTAAAATATAGAAATCCTGCACTAAGCGGTGCAAATGGTACTATCTCTTATTCAGTAAGTTACGGCGTCTAATTCTTGCAATTAGATTAGCAATGTTATATACTTAACAGTTAACTAGTCGGTTTATAGAGGACAGTTTCGAGATATATATGACATCTAATAACAAAAAGAACAATAAAGACTTATATCGTTCGGTGTCCAATAGTTATAATTTAATTTTAGAATATGCTGCTGCATTAGGCCGCAATCGCCTTCTTTCGCTCAAATTCAACAAAATATATGCTACTGACGCTACAAAATAAATATCAAACTAAACATAATAGAGAGAATAGATGTCCATTGTTGTAACAAAAAGATCGGGAAAAAAAGAACCGTTAATGATTGAAAAATGGCAAGCGCAAATTGCCAAAGTCTGCAAAGGAATTGCCGACGTTAGCCAGTCGATGATTGAGATTAAAGCACAGCCGCATTTTTATGACGGTATTACTACTAGAGAAGTAGATGAAATTACTTTAAGAGCAATTGTAGACCTTATAGATGTAGAATCCAATCCCGATATTGGACATGTTAATTATCAATACGTTGCCGGCAAGCAAAGATTGAGTATGCTACGCAAAGATGTATATGGTGATTATGCGCCGCCTAGTCTATATGATATTGTAAAAAAGAATGTAGCTACAGGATTGTATACTGGTGAACTACTAGAATGGTATACCGAAGACGATTGGAGTAAGATGAATGATATGTTGGATCATTCTAAAGATGAAGAATACTCATATGCTGCTATTGAGCAATTGATTGAAAAATATCTAGTTAAGAATCGTAGTACTAAACAAACTTACGAAACACCGCAAATTAGATATATGGTAGCTGCGGCCACTGTTATGAATAAAGAAGAGCCTAATGGTGCTCGAATGAAATACATCAAGGAATATTACAATGCTGCCAGTGATGGGCTATTCACTCTTGCTACTCCTGTACTTGCTGGGCTCGGTACTCCTACTAAACAGTTTTCCTCTTGTGTCCTTATACGTTCAGATGATGATTTGGATAGTATCTTTGCATCTGGTGAAATGATGGCAAAGTATGCTAGCAAACGTGCTGGTATTGGCTTAGAGATTGGACGCCTACGCCCATTGGGATCCCCTATTAGGGGAGGTGAGATTATGCACACCGGCATGATTCCCTTCTTAAAGAAATGGTTCGGTGACCTACGTTCATGTTCACAAGGTGGTATCCGTAATGCAAGTGCTACAGTCTTTTATCCAATCTGGCATCACCAGTTTGATGACCTTATTGTGCTTAAGAACAATCAAGGTACAGACGAAACTAGAGTCCGACACATGGACTACGGTGTGGTCTTATCCGCCTTCTTCTGGAGACGATTCAAGAACAAAGAACAAATAACATTCTTTGATCCCAATGAAGTGCCCGATCTATACGAAGCATTCTATAGCAATACCGAATTGTTTGAACAACTCTACGTAAAATACGAACGGCAAAAAGGTCTACGCAAAAAGACCATGAGCGCCGAAGAAGTTTTCAAGGGTGGTATACTGAAGGAACGCACAGATACGGGTCGAATATATCTCGTATTCATTGATAATGTAATGAACCAAGGACCTTTTGATCCTGAGTACCATACAATTTACCAGTCAAATTTGTGTTTGGAAATTTTGCTTCCGACAAAATCTTTCAAGCGAATGAATCCTGAACGCAAGTTGATTAGAGTTAAAAAGTCCAATGTAGATGAGTTTATGAAAACAAAATCAAATGATATTGTCAACATTAGGAAGATAAAATAGTAGGCAATAGTATCTCAGTCATAAATAAGTGTAGGAGATTACTATGACGAAATACATTGTTTACTGCCATACTTTAAACAGCAAGAAATATATAGGATACACAAAGAAAACTATGTCTGACAGATTATTAGAGCACATTGAAGATTCTCAAAATAGTTCTGATCGACATTTTCATCGTGCTATTCGCAAGTATGGTGCTGAAAATATTGTTTCTGAACAGTTATGCGAAGTAGAGACAAAGGAACAAGCAAAACTGAAAGAGTGTTTTTATGTTGAGCAGTTTGATACATTTAAAAATGGATACAATATGACTCAGGGCGGAGACGGTGGGAACACCACTGAAAAATATTCAACTAAAAGAATGAAAAAACTTAGTAAACTACGATCAGATTTACAAGTAGGTATGAAAAATAGTAACGCTAAACCTAGCATTACTAAGGATATGATAATTGATGCGGTAGTCCAGTTTTGTATTGCTAACGACAAACAAGGAAATTATTTGTTGAGAAAAGAGATTGAATCTGTCCTCAAAGAACAACTCGGTGTTAGTCAAATGACGTTGAAGAATAGAATCGATAGTGGGTTGAAACAACTGATTAGTGAAGTCAATAAGAAGTTATCTACCCCAGTTAAGTATGATCCCTATCATAGGAGTGAAGAACAGCGTAAGCAAGCATCGTCTGCTACTTCGAGTCATCGTTGGGCGACAAATGGTGTTGATAATGTAAAACTTCAAGCAGATGAATTAGATAAGTTTCTTAAAGAAAACCCAACATACACACAAGGTAGAACATTGAAAAATAGAGCAGACCGTAAAGAAATTAAATCAAAGTTAGGTTATAGTAGAGTAGGATTGGGAAATGTATGAGTAAGATACCAATGTTAGAAAAGTTTGCCGCACAGAGTCTTGTTGAGTATGATGGCGAGTTAATCTTCAGTAAGGAAAAGTTCGCCGAGTTGATTGTGCGGGAATGTCTACACAATATGGAAAATTGTGATGGCGATTTAGATTTTGCTATTTGGAAAACTAAACAAGATTTCGGAGTTGAAGAATGAACGAATATTTTAAACAACAAATAGACGGTGGTGCTACGGATCAGTTTTTCTACGGCACAGAACACAACGGTGAGGTCAGGATCGAACGACACCGAGGTAGTTTAGACACCTTGCCCAACGGATTGGTGTTCCTCCGTATGATGGGGTCTACACCGTTCTTCAAACCTGCTAGAGTTGAAGAATGATTGACTACTACGAAGCATTGAGAGAAATGTATAAAGGCAATGTAGTCAAGTATGTGGGCACAGTCAACGGTAATGTGATGAGTGACAATGGTGCCAGTTTCTGCATGTGTCGTGGCTGTATCTTTTTGTTTGACGATGGTGTAATCAAATGGAACAAACTGGGCTATATGGTTTNCGATCCAGACTTCAGATATGAACTTACAGGTGAAACAGTTGATCCAAGAGCATGGAAATCGGAAGAAACAAAACAAAAGGTTGAAGAATGAATAAATTATACGAAGAAATAGAATGTCTACCCGAAGAGTTAGATGAAGAATATGAATACTATGAAATTGACGAAGCAGAGGGACGTATTGCCCTTTGCACATTGGGTTCAATCAATTGGGGTGCGTTCCGTAATCCAGAAGACATGCGCCGTGCTTGTCGGATTCTTCATCGTAGTCTTAATAATATTCTCGATTACCAAGATTTTCTTAGTATTCAATCTAAACTAAGCAACGACGAGATCCGCCCACTAGGTATTGGTATCACCAATTTGGCCTACTGGCACGCCAAGCGTGGTTTGAAATACGGAGAAGCCGATGCACTGGCCGAAGTCAAAACCTGGCAGGAACATCAGAGCTTTTACTTGACAGAGATGAGTGTGGAACTGGCTCGAGAGCGTGGCCGATGCTTGGGATCAGATAAAACACGTTACGGCCAAGGTGTGTTTCCTTGGGAACTACGTGCCGCTGGCGTGAATGAACTCACTGACTTTGCTCCTGAACTGGATTGGGAAACGCTACGTGCTGAAATGAAACTGTACGGAGTTCGTAATGCCACTAACGGTGCAGTTGCTCCTGTTGAAAGTAGTAGTGTTGTTATCAACAGTACCAACGGTATTGAGATGCCTATGAGCTTGATTAGTACTAAAGAATCAAAAGCAGGATCTTTCGTACAAGTTGTCCCAGAGTATCACAAGTTAAAGAACAAGTATCAGTTAATGTGGGAACAGAAAGATTGCGAAGGCTATATTAAGACTGCGGCTGTTATTGCAGCCTACACAGATCAGAGTATTAGTACTAACACTTTCTACAATCCAGCACATTTTCCAGATCGTAAAGTACCCACTACACTAATTGCTAAAAATCTAATGCAGGCTCACATGTGGGGATTAAAGACTTTTTATTACAGTCTGATTAATAAAGCAGGAAGTAAAGCAGCGGCAGAAGAATCACCCACAATGTTAGAGCCTATTGACTTCGACGACGAAGAGTCATGCGAATCCTGTAAACTATAAAACTATGTCAAAACAACAATATAACTTAACAACAAAAACAGACTACTTAGGTCGTAAAATGTTTCTGGATCCTGCTGGGCCAGTTACTATACAAAGATTCGAAGAAGTAAAATATAAAAAAATTGCAGACTTTGATGCCACTGCTCGTGGCTTCTTCTGGCAACCAGAAGAGATTAGTCTTACCAAAGACGCCAACGATTTTAAAGAAGCTAGTGATGCAGTTAAGCATATTTTTACCAGCAACTTACTTCGCCAAACTGCGTTGGACAGTCTTCAAGGTCGAGGCCCAACGCAGGTATTCACGCCTGTGTGCAGCTTGCCAGAAGTCGAAGCTCTAATGTATAACTGGGGATTTTTCGAAACTAACATTCACAGCAAGTCATACTCGCACATTATTCGCAACATCTACAATGTGCCCAAGGAAGTGTTTAACACAATCCACGATACTAAAGAAATTGTAGACATGGCATCCAGCGTTGGTTTGTATTACGATGCACTGCACAAAATTAACTGCTTAAAAGAGATCGGCGGTGAAGTCAAAGAAGGCGAACACATTAAGGCGATCTGGCTGGCACTCAATGCCAGCTATGCACTAGAAGCATTCCGCTTTATGGTTAGCTTTGCTACAAGCCTAGCAATGGTAGAGAATAAGATCTTTATCGGCAATGGCAATATTATCAGTTTGATTTTACAAGACGAATTGTTGCATAAAGGGTGGACAGCCTACTTAATTAATCAAGTAGTCAAGGAAGATCCTAGATTTGCACAGGCCAAAATAGAATGTGAACAAGAAGTTTATCAAATGTACATGGATGTTATCCGTGAAGAAAAAGAGTGGGCCAATTATTTGTTTAAGATGGGCCCAGTTATAGGTCTTAACGCCAACATTCTAAAAGACTTCGTGGACTATACAGCAGTAGGTGCTTTGAAAGACATCGGTATTAAGTATCTTGCTAATGCTCCTAAGTCAACACCCATTCCGTGGTTTAACAAACATGTGGATACTAGCAAGAAACAAACTGCCTTGCAAGAAAATGAATCGACTAACTATGTTATCGGAATCATGAGCGAAACGCTCGACTACGATGCTTTGCCCGATTTGTGATAAGTATTAGTATGTTCAAAGCTCAATTTAAAACTCGTACACCATTTGAAAAATGGACTACCCTAGGTTCTTACGGAACTGAATCTCAAGCTATTAGTGCAGCATTAACTAAAAAGAGAGCAGGTGCAATTTTAGTACGAGTTGTAGGTAAATCGGGCAACGTAGTATATACTGGATAAATCATGGCAAAAATTCAAGAAGAAATTATCTTAGTAAAGCTGAGTAAGCTAATTAAAGAAGTAACAGAAGATAGTACCCCATTAACTAACGACGAGTTTTCGACAAATCTAGAAGCTATTGTTCAAGAACTTGTTGGTGAAACTGTTATTGTAGAAATAGAAAAACCTTAAGGAAGTAAAATGAAAGCAGTAGTATGGTCAAAATATCATTGCCCGTATTGTGATCAAGCAAAGGCATTGCTGACACGGAAAGGCATTGTATTCGAAGAACGCAAAATTGGCGACGGGTATACCAAAGAAGATTTATTAGAAGCTGTGCCCACCGCAAGAAGTGTACCGCAAGTTTTTTTAGGTGAAGACTTAATCGGCGGTTTTACAGAATTAAAAAATTACTTAGAGAAAGAGAGTGCGTAATGCTATTTGAGAAAAAGTTCAGCGAAGGTGATGTTGTTAGTTTAAAAACTACAGGTGGCGAAGAAATTATCGGTCGGTTTGTTAAAGACGACATGATGGCTATTACATTAGAAAAACCGCTAATGATAGCAATGACTCCAAAAGGTCCGGCAATGGCCCCAGTTATGATGACTGTTAATCCCGACGCTAGTCTCACGTTTAACAAATCGACAATTATTGTAACAGCAGCATGTTACAAAGAAATTGCAGATCAGTATGTATATCAAACTACTGGGATTCAACCAGTAAGTGCCGGTAGTATTATCAGCTAATGTCTTTAATCCTGAGTACTCGAGAAACAGTCAGCGCTTCGGGTACTGCGGGCATCCCCGGTGAGTACGTCAGTTATGCAATTTCTCCGAACCCGGCCCCGATTGTTGTTACTGGATCTTCTGGTTCTGTTACAGCTACATATATCATAGATCCTACAATATTTCCGTTACAATATATAGAATATCTGAATGTGGCAGGTGAGGTTGTTAGAGTATCGGGGTTTGATGCGTGGACTGACTTTCCGGGCCCTGTTGTTGCACCGCATATAGTAAAAGTAAGAGAAGACACTAAAGATCTAATTGAATATACGCTGACAGTATTTTCAGAGGATTTCGAAGGCAGTTATACCACTATTTTTACTATAATAATATTTGCTGATTATGATGCTAGTAAAGCTCTACTAGCAGCAGCAGTAAACGACAGGAGATAGTATGCCACCAGTAACAAGATTAGGAGACATATGTACCGGACACGGATGTTGGCCCCCAAGAGGTAACGACCAGGCAAGCCCAGATGTCTATGCAAATGATATAGCTGTGCATAGAAAAACTGATCATTGGCCGGTTCATTGTTGCGGCGCTGCCTGTCATGATTCAAATCTTGAAGCTGGAAGTCCAACAGTATTTGCTAACTTTTTGGATGTCTGCAGAATCGGAGATCCTGTTATATGTGGTTCGATTGTAGCAGAAGGATCTCCAAATGTATTTGCCGGAGAGGTTGTTGGTTCAGCACCAGTTCAGCCCGAGGCGTCAACACCGCCCCCAAATTCACCTCCTAAAAGATTAGTAGTGCCGCCTGTTGTAATATCACCTGCTGCTCAAGCAAAGATCGATAAGAAAACTAACGACTATGTCGCTGCTCCCGAAAAATACAAACAAAAATCAGCAGTGACTAATGACCAGATCAAAGAAAATTATGCCGGAACTCCCGAGCAGCCTAGATCTTCGGGAGAAAGCTTAATAGATCCAACTCCCCCTGCTGGAGACATTCCAACATTTCTTAGGTCGGTATTAGATGAAGCAGCAAAAGGTCAATGGAGTGAAACTGGTATGGGCGGCGGTTCCAGCAACCCAAAGATTTTAAATATTTGGAAAGAGTTGGGATTTGGTAACAACGGTGCATGGGGCAGCGACCAGACTGCTTGGTGTATGGGATTTGTTAACTATGTACTAAAAAATACAGGATATCGATTTGTTCAAACAGCAAGAGCACGTGATATTAGAGATAGGGCATCGGAATACAAAGCACAACAGATTCCGTTGGATCAAGGACAACCCGGTGACATTTGCTTATGGAGTTATAGCCATGTTAATTTCATTTACACCGGTTCGGCAGGTAAGTATACATTTGTGGGCGGTAATCAAAGTGATAAAGCAAAAAACGCAAACAATCCTAGCGGTGGATCGGCAACGCAATCTTGGCCTAGCGGATACAATCCACCTGGTAACGGTTCACTAGTTAGCATCTGGAGACCAGTTAAAAAATGAAAAAGTTATTTTGGAATACGTTGGGTTTTTTAAGTTTAGGTATGGCCTATGTAGGCATTATCACACCCGGATTACCCTATAGTATATTCGTAGTTTTTGCTGCCTATTGCTTTAGCAAAGGTAGCGAACGTATGCATCGTTGGATTATGAATCATCGACTATTCGGACCTTTCCTTACCAATTGGGGACAAAAACGTGTGTTCCCAACAAAGATGAAATACTTTATGTTGTTTATGATGAGTACCAGTTTAATTATTATGTATTTTACCGGAGTAAAAACAATTGGCATTATTAGTACTGCTATTTTTATGGCTATTGTGGCTGTATGGGCTTGGCGTTTTCCCGGCAGCGTTGAAGAACACGATCGCAGAAAACACAACGGAGAAAAAATCGGATGGCTAAAATAAACCTCGACCAATTAATTGATATTGCATTTGCTGTAGAAGAAGGAGACCCGATTGATTGGGATGTCTTTAAACAGGGTAAAGAACAAGCACTCAAAATGATCGCCACTAGTGTTCTTGAGCAATTTGATAAAGATCTAAATAACGATGCCGATCGAATTATTATGTTGGCCACTATTACTAAGCTAATTGTGGAAAACATGATATTGCATACAAAGTTAATGGGGAATTCTAAAAATGAAATGTGAAAAGGGTGATCTTGCCAAAATTATTATGAGTCTACGTCCCGCTAATATTGGCAAGACTGTATTAGTTGACGAATATATTGGCTATTTGCAACAGGGTGAAGAATTTAACTTTCGCGGAGTATCTTGTAAAGCTATGATTACTGATCACTATTGGTGGATAGCTACAGACTATGGATTACAAAACATGCTAGGCGATACTCCCAAAGCCTACATTCCCGACAGTTGGCTCGAACCAATCCGTCCAGAAAAAACAGTAGAAAAAGAGAAAGAAAAAATTGACATCTTCGCGTAAAGATGTTTAAATAAGATATATGAAAAGTTTGTTGGTTAGAGTAGTTGAAGTAGGCAGTAACCTTTGTGTTAGTACCGCAAAATGAAATTGGCAGATCAGTAGTATTAACACAAAGGAAAAATTAAAATGGCAACAGGTAAAGTAAAATGGTTTAACGAAACTAAAGGTTTTGGATTTATTACTCCGGATCAGGGCGGTGAGGATTTATTTGCTCACTACACACAAATTCAGGGAGGTGGATTTAAAACTCTGCAAGAAGGGCAAGAAGTGCGCTTTGAGGTAACAATGGGTATGAAGGGCAAACAAGCCAGTAATATTCAACCTGCTTAATTATGAAACTGTACCACCTTATTGTAGCAATTCTAATTGTGACGTTTGTGTGGATACATTTTTATATGTAAGTTAAGACTGTATGAAGTAGACAGAAAAGGATTCAAGACGTGGGTTCGACTCCCACCATCTCCACCTAAGTGTATAATGTATATTTAGGTGGGGATGACCAGGCTATCGATTGGGTCAAGAGTACGGAAATGGACAGTCCGGCAATGTAGAAGCCGTTAGGATTGGGGTAACCCGGTCGCAGAAGCACAACAAAGTAAACGCAAACGACTCACAGTTCGCATTAGCAGCCTAAACACTGCTTAGGGTAATTATACCTCGTAACAGAAAATAATAGAAAGCACCTTTGGGTGCTTTTCTTTTGATGTTATTAATAAAACCTATAACGTCAATAAAAATATATTAGTTAAAACCTATGGAAAACCATTGATCTATAGCGTAAATAAACATACAATATAAACAAGGAACACAGTGTTCCGCAGACATTAACACACAAGGAGAAATATATGTCAATCATCAATCAAACAATTCCCACTTTCAAAACACAAGCATACCACAATGGTAAGTTCGTTGAAGTTTCCGACGAGTCAGTAAAAGGCAAATGGAATGTCTTTATTTTCATGCCGGCAGCATTTACATTTAACTGCCCAACTGAAATCGAAGACGCCGCAGACAACTATGCTGAATTTGAAAAGATGGGTGCAGAGGTTTACATCGTTACAACTGATACTCATTTCAGCCACAAGGTATGGCACGAAACAAGTCCAGCAGTTGGCAAGGCACGTTTCCCAATCGTAGGCGATCCTACTCATACACTGACACGTGGATTTGGTGTACACATTGATGCTGAAGGTCTTGCACTTCGCGGCACCTTCATCATCAACCCAGAAGGTGTTGTTAAAACTGCTGAAGTTCACTCAAACGAAATTGCTCGTGACGTGAGTGAAACACTTCGTAAGTTGAAGGCAGCACAATACACAGCCGCTAACCCAGGTCAAGTTTGCCCTGCCAAGTGGAAAGAAGGTGCAGCCACTATCGCTCCAAGTCTTGACTTGGTTGGTAAGATCTAATGCTTGAATGCTTGATCCTTGGTGATAGCATTGCAGTGGGCACACATCAGGCTAGATCTGAATGTGTCGCCTATGCCAGAGGCGGCTGGAATACGTCACAATGGAATCGTGCCTACTTGAAAAATGATCTGTCTGCTCAAACTGTTATTATCAGTTTAGGCAGCAATGATCACAAAGGCGTCAGGACCAAGGCAGAGTTACAACGCATTCGTGAGAAGGTAGGAACTACTGCTCGAGTGTTTTGGATCTTGCCTGCAATCAAGCCCGAGATTCAAGCAATAGTTAGAGGCATGGCAGAAGAGTACGGAGATACTGTACTGCCTATTACCCGCTTACAAAAGGATGGCGTACATCCAAGTTGGGCAGGTTATGAACAATTAGCGGAAAGAACACGATAATGTTAGACACACAAATTAAACAACAATTAGAACAATACCTTGCATTGATGGAGGGTCCTGTGACTATCAAACTCAGTCTAGGTACTGATGCTGTTAGTCTGGAAATTGCTGAACTGGTCAAAGAGCTAGCAGTTATTTCTCGTCACATTAATACTAAGCATGTAACTCTTGAACGCACACCCAGTTTCTCTATCGGTGACCGCGTGACCTTTGCCGGTGTTCCTATGGGACATGAATTTACCAGCTTGATTATGGCTCTTCTACAGGTTAGCGGACGCAAACCAAAAGTAGACGACAAAGTCATTGATCAGATCAAGAACATTCGTGGTGAACATAACTTCACTACTTACATTAGTTTGAGCTGTCACAACTGTCCAGATGTTGTTCAGGCACTTAACATCATGAGTGTGCTGAATCCTGGCATTAAGCATACTATGGTTGACGGCGCTGTATTTCAAGATGAAGTAACTGCTAAGAATATTTTAGCTGTTCCTTATGTAGAGCTCGACGGCGCTGCATTTGGATCAGGCCGTATGACATTGGAAGAAATTCTAGCCAAGATGGGTAGCCAAGCAGATGTCTCGGACATTGACGGCAAAGAGTATGATGTTCTTGTTATCGGCGGTGGCCCAGCAGGAGCCAGTGCGGCAGTGTATGCGGCACGGAAAGGTATTCGCACAGGTATTGTAGCTGAACGCTTTGGCGGACAGGTTATGGACACCATGGGTATTGAAAACCTTATCGGCACAAAATACACAGAAGGTCCTAAACTAGTCGCACAATTGGAAGAACATGTCAAAGAGTATGCTGTGGATGTAATGAACTTACAACGAGCAAAAAGCATCACACGTAAAGACATGGTTGAAGTTGAACTAGAGTCTGGTGCTAAGTTAAAGAGCAAGACTGTTATTATCTCGACTGGTGCTCGTTGGCGTAATCTTGGAGTGCCGGGTGAAGCAGAATTTAAGAACAAGGGTGTTGCTTACTGCCCGCATTGTGACGGTCCGTTGTTCAAAGGCAAGCATGTGGCAGTGGTAGGTGGTGGCAACAGTGGTGTTGAAGCTGCTATTGACCTAGCTGGCATTGTTGGGCATGTAACTGTGTTCGAATTCATGCCGGAAATGAAAGCCGATGCTGTGCTGCAAAAGCGCCTACGTAGTTTGTCTAATGTTAGTATTCATACCAACGTACAAGTCAAAGCTATCACTGGTACTGAAAAAGTATCTGGGATTACATACACAGAACGAGACACCGGTCACGATCAGCACATTGAACTAGAAGGTGTGTTTATTCAAATTGGTCTTGTACCCAACACAGATTGGATCGGCGACAGTTTAGAACGAACTCGTTTCGGTGAGATCGTTGTGGACAGTCACGGTGCTACTGATTTGCCGGGAGTGTTTGCCGCTGGCGACTGTACTAATAATCCTTACAAGCAGATCATCATCTCAATGGGGTTAGGTGCTACAGCAGCGTTAGGCGCATTTGATTACTTGATACGTAATTAACTTCAAATAAATAAAGGGACTTCGGTCCCTTTTATTATGAATTTTTCTTACCTACAACTTCCAAAACTACCCCTAGAACTCGAACAACTATGCCTAAAAAATATAGATCTAATCGATGTTGATCCTAGATTAAACGAACTTAATAAAAAAGAAGGAATAGGGCATAGCATAACCTATATACCTCAATTGGTTAAAGAATGGATCTTAGTTAACATTTTACAACCGAATTTTAATCCTATACCGCAAGAAATGCTAACAAAAACTATGCTGCATGTTAGTCATTATATCAAACACACAGAAGGTACAGGAGTTCACCCTACACATATTGACTATGGTAGAAATTATGCCATTAATTATATTATCGAAACTGGAGGAGATAATGTAAAGACATTCTGGACCGGCGACGATAACACTACTGTAATAGAGGAAGTTAAGATCGAAGAACGTCGATGGCATGTGTTAAAGGTCAATCCTACTTGGCACGGAGTTACTGGCATTAAGCTTGGTAAACTGCGATCTATTATTTCCATATGTTTAAGTCCTACCGATTTAGAGAATTTTAATGCTACAGAATACTTTAGATCTTTACTATAAACTTACTTTAGTTGATACATTTACTGATCAATTAATGAATCAAGCAACTACTCGTCAAGATTGGTTCTCAAGTAACGGCTTTGATATTTTAAAAATAGATAAGAGTTTTTTTAAAGAATCTAAGTTGTTTCCGGTCATTGACCAATTCAATGCAACTCCGTTGATATTTAAAGTAAACCCAATGACTTGGTATGATTGGCATATTGATTCGACTAGGCAGTGTGCAATAAATTTGTTGCTTTCTGGATTCAACAGTCATTGTTTTTTTGGAGATAGAGAAAATCGAGACATTGTTCGGTTAACTGAATTAACATACGAACCAAACAGATATTACTTGTTAAATACTCAAATGAAACATGCCGTATTAAATTTTTCCGAAACTCGATATGCATTGAGTATAGGGTTTAACAGTCCATTTACTTACCGAGCAATATTAAAAACTTGTGTAGGCTGTAATTTATGAAATGTGCGTGGATTGAAAATATGATGAGCATAGAGACAGATGGTTGGACTCGGCCATGCTGCTTAGAAACTTCTGAATCTGCAAGAATATCTCCTATACAAGACGGAATATTAAATGCATTTAATAATTCAACTTTGCTAGAGTTAAGAGATAATCTTAAAAATGGATATTCCGAACAAACCAGAGATGCTTGTAATAGATGTGAACAGCTGGAATCTCGTGGACAGCCTAGTATGCGTACAACAACAGGCCTTCGATCCTCCACAAGAGAATTAAAAGTTCTCCAATTTAAAATGAGTAATAAATGTCAATTGGCATGTGCTCATTGTGGTCCGGATCGTAGCAGTACTTGGAGAAAATTGTTAAACATTCAGCCGAGGGTACTGGATGCATTTGAAGTAACTGATACATTTTTAGAAGAACTTGTAGAAGTATTACCTAACTTAGAAGTGTTGAAATTTACAGGTGGCGAACCTTTCCTGGATCCTAATCACTGGAAAATATTAGATTATTTAAAAAACTTTAATAGGAAACATTGCAAATTACAGTACATAACTAACGGACTTGTAAACCCTAGATATGATCTATGGGAAGGATGGGGATCAATCGAATGTTCTGTAAGCGCCGATGGATTTAGAGAAACATTTGAATGGTTTAGGCGCGGTGCTAGTTGGCAGGAGTTAGTACACAGTGTAACAGAATTAGAAAATCATAGCAATGTTACCATTAACTATGCAATAACTCCCTACACTATACAATCCTGGAATGCTGCTAATGAATTTTGGAAATATAAAATAGATAACTATCTTGTAGTCTATCCTAAATCTAGCAGTCTATTCGAATTTCCTAAACACTTACTAAAAGAAACTGATCCATTTTATTCATCAGCAGCTGATGTAGGGAATATTAAATTTTATCAGAATTGGGCATCATTGTGGGATAACCGATGGAACACCCCGGGGTGGTCGAATCAATTATTTGATTGGATGAATTAATGTTACTAGCAAAAGAACTTCCCTTACTCGATATAAAATTAAAAGAAGGTATAGTATATCCGACTCCTTCGAATTACACAATTATCCGATATCCGATATCCGATATATTAGAACTTAATTTTATAAAAGAGTTAGAAAATTTAGGCATGGGCCTTAGAGAAGTACAACTGTTTATATCTCCGCCTTATTCCGCGGGGAAAATACACATAGATGGGCATCGTTTAGATATGGATGCTGCTGCAATTAATTGTGTAGTAAACAATAACAACGATTGGGAAATGCAATGGTTCACTGTAGATAATTTTGAAGAAGTTAAAAAATTAACGTCATCTGGTAATACCAATTACATTCTATTAACTGATAATCAATGCTCATTGAAATATACTTTTAAATCGATTTATCCTTTTATAGTGCAAGTAGGCGTAGCACATCGAGTAATTAACTTGAGCAATAGACATAGATATTGTATAAGTTTACGATTTAAGCAAAATGATTTCTCAACAATTTTAAAACATGCCGAACAATACTATGCAACACCATAACATATATGAATAAAATATTACCTCCAACTATGGGACGATTTGCATACGGTGATTCTAGATATTTGATTTTACCTGAATATAACGGAATAAAGAAGCACGAAATGAATCGAGAATTGCATAGAACTATACAACCAGAAGATATAACTTCTCAATATATATTGGTCTGTGGTTGTAGCTTCAGTATGGGAGAAGGTATTGCTAACACAGAAACTTATTCACATCTTCTCAGTGAAAATTTATCGGTACCGGTGTATAATCTCAGTTTAAGTGGTAGCGGGTGCGACTTCATCGAATTAAATATTAAAAACTGGATTACAAATTTTTCAATAAAACCTAAATTAGTAATTGTACAATGGAGTTTTCCACATAGTAGAATGTTGCATTTTAAAGACGGATCCCCTTATCTTTTAGGACCGTGGATTGTTGATAAAAATTTTCGACATAATTTATGGAAAAAAGAATTCGAATTACAAAAATGTTATAATGATAACATCGATAACATTTATAATATCAGCTTAGTAAGTAGAAAATCTTTATTAGATTTTTTAAATACTAATCAAATTAATTATATAGAAATAATGCTAGACGACTATAGTTTTATCGAATCGACAACATTTGATACAATCGATAGAGGTATCGATGGTCAACATCCTGGACCAGAAACACATCGAAATATTTCAGATAGATTAACTAGTATAATAAAAAATGATACAGTATTTTAACATAATAAAGAATGATATTATATCTGATATTATTTCAGATTATAATTCTAGAAAGATGTACGATACTGATACGATGAACAAAACTAGTCCAGGCAACTCTCGATATATTATTCAAGAAATATTAGAAAATACATTAAAAAGAAAATTAGAGTTCGTAACTGGTAATTTTTATAAACATACTACTCCTTATCTTCCACATACTGATTTTAAAACATTCGAAGGTAATTATCTAAATATTGTTATACCGTTGTCATATTCCGGCGAACGGGCTAGTCTTATTATATTTGATCAAACATGGGAACAAGATAGTGTTACTTGGTGTATGCACTACCCGGTTCATCATTTTACCTACAATATAGGAGTAAAAGGATGCCCTTATGAATATCCAGTTAACGGGTTAACTGAAATGGAAATTGACCATACATTTTATACACAACATTTATCGAATTATCCTAAACAGTGCTTGTTTGGATTATCAGGTACTGCATATCCGTTTGAACCAGGTAGCATAATAGTTTTTGATAATAGACACATTCACTGCACAAGCAAGATGGATGGTGAGAAATTAGGAATTAGTTTGAGATTTAAACAATGAAATATTCAATTACAGGACATACTGTTGGAATAGGAAGAAAGTTATATGAACGGCTATTTCCAAATGCAATAGGATTTAGCTTATCAACCGGTTACGATATAACTAATCCAGTTGATAGATACCGGATTATTGAAGAATCGAAAGATTGCGATGTGTTCATTAATAATGCAACAGCAGAATTTGCTCAAACATTATTATTTTTGGAATTGTTTACTGAATGGAAAGATCAAGATAAGACAATAATCAATGTAGGTAGTAGGATAGCAGAAATAAAAGTGTTACCCGGAGATAAACAAGAATTATTAAAATATCAAGCAGAAAAACTTATTTTAAAAGAAATGAGCAGTAGAGTAGTTGGTCGTTGTAAAGTTAAATACAAGTGGTTTGCATATGTCGGCACAGAGAAGATATTAAAAAAATATCCCCATTTTACCGAATCCGATTATATCACCGAAGATCAGGCTGTAGATATAATACTATTATGATAAAACAAGTCAAAGAAATATCGTTTATTCCAATCTTGATAGAATATCTTAAAATGGAGAGAAATATCGTTTGGACCAATTATGGGCACAAAGGTAAACAGTGTGGAATACAGTATAGGGAGAGTGAAGACCCTTGGTCCAGTGCTGTAGGAAAGAATAAAGGCCACGAGTTAGATTGTACTCAATTAAATCCATTCTTTAAAGGAAGTATTTTTGAATCTATCATAAATGAATATAATATCAAACGAGCTAGACTAATGTGGTCAGGACCGTTTTCCTGTTATAGTATGCACATCGACGGTAGTCCTCGAATACATATTCCGTTAATAACCAATAAAAATTGTTATTTTCTTTTTGAAAATGCACCACCGGAACATATGCCTGCTGGATTCCTATATTGGGTAGATACCAGAAAAGCTCATACCTTTATAAATTGCTCTGAAAAGCCCAGACTTCATTTTATCGGGCTTGTTGAATCTTGACATACTGTAATTTAGATGCTACACTAGCTCTATGTCAACAGTTAGGAGATTATTTTGAGTATGCATTTAGAAGGACCATGGCTTAGTACCATTGGTAAGAAAAAAGGTAAACAGAAATTTCGTAACGCTCAAGAAGCAAAGACTGCTCGAGAACTGGACGAATCGTGGAATGCTCTTCAAAAACAATGGGGTATTGACAAAGAAAATCGAGCTAGGTCTCGAGCAGCAATTGCCGATGTCTGGAAACCCGAAGCCAACTCTTATCGAGGAGCTACCGATCCTCGAATTCCCAGTCTTAATACCGCAGGAGGTAATGCGGGCCTTGCACCACAAAAAATCTATACAGGCACAAAAGTTAAGGGAATTGCCACAATGCACAAGAGCAATGCGGTACCAGTCTTTAGCGACGAAGAAGCTATTGATATTTCCAAAATGAGACGGTAACTGCCTGTTTCAGTACATATTTTAAGAAAATAGAATATATATTAAACGTTTCGCAAAGAAACTAAGATAGTCGACATGATAGAGATTCGTCAAAATTATGTCTGCGGGTCTTGGCCAATGAGAAACCCGTATTTTCGGGAAGCCAAGGGTCGCCAAAGGCACACAATGTTATGAGCTTGTGCGTCCAATGGAGACAACTACACGAAAGTAGGGTTCTGTTAGAGCCTCGTGAAGTTAACTCCCTTTATGTAATGTGTTTGAAAGAGCACACCAAGTCAAAGGAGGACTTATGGAAAAAATATTTAGAGCAGGATTTCTGATCGCTGGCCTTATTGCAGCTATTATGTTAATCCAACAGGTTACTATTTCTAAGTTTACAAAACTTAAAGAAAGTCAACTACTAGTATCACAAGATGTAGTAACTGTCAAGGTGCGTGAAAATCAATTAGAGTGTTTAGCAATGAACATTTATAGAGAAGCTGGTCACGAAAGCTTCGAGGGAAAGGTAGCAGTTGCACAGGTCACTATGAATAGAGCCGACCATCCTCTGTTTCCAAAAGACGTATGCGGAGTAGTATATCAAAAATCAGTCTTTGTAGGCAAAGTAGTATGCCAGTTCTCTTGGTACTGCGAAACTGCTACCAAAGCAAGACCTATAAACAAAGCAGCCTACACTGAAAGTATGGCTGTGGCAAAGAAAGTGTTGCTCGAAGGGTTTCGTCTTGACACAATGAAAGATGCATTGTACTATCATGCAAATTATGTCAATCCGCAATGGAACTTAGAAAAAATTGGATCAATTGGTAATCATATCTTTTACAAGGGAAAACGTTAATGTCCGAACAGTCTACACAAGTTGACACAGTCAAAAAGAAGTTTATTACACTTCCTCATTTCGAAAATATTGATCAGTTTAAAGATTGGTTCTTTAAGAAAATCAGTCATATCAGTGCAGAGACATTCGGATGGCTTGCAATCATAGTGTTACATGCCGCTACAATTCCCAGTTTGTTAGCAGTAATGAGTGGACTAACTGACAAGATGCCGTCAGTAGATCTTGTCATGTTGGTATGGGCCGGTCTTTCACTGCTGTTTGTCAAAGCAGCCGTACAAAAAGACATGCTAAATGTAGTAACTATCGGGGTTGGATTTATCGTCCAAGCTGTGATGATGGCGTTGATATTTTTTAAATAACCAGTTATAATGTATTATGTTGACCTATTATAGGCCGATAAATACTAACTTATGCCATTAGCCATCTTAACTTTTTTTACAGGGATCTTAATATCCGCTGTAGCGATCTATTACAGTGTTATCGGACTTGCTGCAATATTTGCAGCAGCCGTAATACCTATCTATGTAATGGGTACAATTTTAGAACTGAGTAAATTAGTTACTGCCTGGTGGTTAAAGGCCAATTGGCATCGTGCGCCGATTCTGTTAAAGGCCTATATGCTTATTGCGGTCATTGCACTGATGCTAATAACCAGCATGGGCATCTTTGGATTCCTATCTAAGGCGCATAGTGATCAAGGATTAGTTTCTGGAGATGTGCAGAGTAAAATAGCGGTTTATGACGAACAGATTCAGACCGCCAGAGATAACATCGACGCCAATCGCAAAGCACTCAAGCAGATGGACGAGGCCGTTGATCAAGTTATGGGGCGCAGTATCGATGAAAAGGGTGCCGACAAGGCTGTAGCACTTCGTCGAGCACAGGCAAGAGAACGTAATAGATTACAAACAGAGATTGCAACCGAACAAAAAACAATAAGTCGCATTAGTGCGGAACGTGCGCCAATTGCTGCCGAGGTCCGCAAAGTAGAAGCTGAAGTCGGTCCTCTCAAGTATATTGCCAAGTTGATCTATGGAGACAGCACCGATACCAACTTGTTAGAGAAAGCTGTTACTTGGGTTATCATACTAATCGTATTAGTGTTTGATCCATTGGCCGTATTGTTGCTATTGGCTAGCCAAATGAGTTTCCAGTGGGCCCGAAAAGAAAAACAAGATCGTCTTCTAAAAGAGTCTCTAGAAAATTTAGAAACTCGGCCGGAATCAAAACTTGATAATTTAGAGATAGTTAAAGAATCTACTGTAGAGAATCCAGTAACTACCGTTGTTGAAGAATTAAAACCTACAATCGATCCACATCCAGTCGGATGGATGTACGCAGCACAACCAGTCGCTGTACCATTGCCTGCTCAAGTAGACGAGGTCCTTGCAACCAATATACCAGACGTTGAACGGCCCGGGGATTACTTATCTACAACAGAAGATGTTGTTACAGATGACAGCATATTAGACGAAGTGACCGATGATGTTCGAGTTGCGATGTCGCAATGGAAAGCAGATCATCCGAACGATAGCCTAAAACATCAGAGATTGTTGTTGCAGCGCGGAATAATTAAAAAACTACCTTGGGACGATTATCTTTCGCCAGTGGCGGACGAGGAACACGAAGCAGCAGTAGAAGCCGCCAAGTGGGCTCAAGAACAGCTCGACAAAAACGATCCTTCTAAAAAAAAAGATAACGACGTGGATGGAGAGGGTAGGGAATCAGCAAATCAAGAGAACCAAGGAAGAGTAAGTGACGGTTATATTCAAAATGCCGAACAGAGTAAATCTACACTTTGGCAAAGAGTAAAAGGGATCAAGAAATGACCGATAAATTAATAATGGTTACAGCTCCCGATGATACTATAGCTAACGGCGGGAGGAATAACTGTAGTCGACCTTACTGCCGATCAAGCAGCATTGGTATCGGCAGCATTTAACTGAGATAGATACTATACCATGTATCGTTACATATGTTTGGTCAGAATATGACGATGTAGCGTGGGTATTGGATAAGATTCAAAAAAGCCAAATTATAATTTTTAATGCCGATTCTATAAATCAAACTTTAATTGGTTATGTTGCAGGCAAAATGAATTCTTATTATTTTGGCACCTTGAAATCGTTAAATCAAGTAAATAACTCAGTTATATATGATGTTGATCATTGTAAAACTATTTTAACCAATATATTTGATAGATATGGAAAATAAAAAACCAAAAGGTAGATCAGTAATTGTTAAAGATTACGAGAATATTAATCAGGCGCTTAGACGATTTAAAAAGAAAGTAGACGACAGCAGTGTACTTGAAGAACTTCGCGACAGAGAGTTTTATGTCAAGCCTACCACTGCTCGAAAGAAAGCCAAGGGTGCTGCCAAAGCTCGATGGCAAAAAGTTTTAAGAGATCAACAGTTGCCTAAAAAATTGTATTGACTGCAACACATTTCTATGTTAACATATACTTTTAATATAGAGAAAGAACAATAACAAATGGCAAATACCGATCTAATGATCGATCTCGAAACACTAGATACGACACCAACTTCTACTATTTTAACTATTGGCGCTGTGAAGTTTGATCCGTTCGGTGATGATATTAATAATCCAAAATGTGAAAAGTTTTACGTAAGAGTGGATCTCGATAGCTGCGATGCGCTAGGACTAACAGTAAGCCCGCAGACTATCGAATGGTGGGGACAGCAAGATCCCAAAGCCCAAGAGGAAGCGTTTGATCCGACAGGACGGATTGATATTACCGAAGCAATGAATCAGTTGTATAAATTTAGCTGGGGGTGTAAACGGATATGGAGTCATGGAGCAGCATTCGATGTTCCTATTTGCGAACACGTTTTTCGTAAAATTGGTAAAGCAATTCCTTGGCAGTTCTGGGAAGTGAGATGCACTCGAACATTATTTGATCTTGGTATTAATCCTAACAGGCCGCCGGTGCTGAAGCATCATGCATTAGAAGATGCATGGAATCAGGCAGTAGGGGTTCAAAATGTTCTTAACACACTAAAGACCGCTAGCAGTACTAACGGTTCTTATATTTCACCGTTTACAAAAACAAATTAATATGCCACCGAGAAAAATTATCAAGGACACCGTAACTCAAACTAATGAAGTTATGGACATTCTTCAAGAAGAAGCTGCCGAAGTAATTCAAGCGGTTAGCAAAATTCGAAGATTTGGTGAAGATAATAAAAAGCCCGGATCCGAAGGCAAAACTAACCTCGAACACTTAGAAGAAGAATTAGGCGATATGCTAGCTATGATTGATATTCTAATGCACACAGGAATTGTCAGCTGGGGCAACTTAGCTGTAGCAAAACGGGCTAAAATTGAAAAGCTCAAAAAATGGTCAAATATTCCTAATTTAGAGAATATCTGATATAAATAATTTTGTTAGCACCTTAACGGGTTAACAAAGAGCATAGTGCTCAAAAATAGATCTTACTTTATAAGGAGACGATATGTCAAAGATCATCGGTATCGACTTAGGTACCACAAACTCATGTGTAGACCGTTGTAGAAAACGGAATCCCCAAAGTTATTGAAAATTCAGAAGGTGCTCGTACTACACCAAGTATTGTAGCATACACAGATTCTGACATTCTTGTTGGCGCAAGTGCAAAGCGTCAAGCAGTAACAAATCCCAAAAACACAATCTACGCCAGCAAGCGATTAATCGGTCGTAAGTTTAAAGAACAGGCTGTGCAAAAAGACATCGACTTGATGCCATATACTATTATGGAAGCAAAGAATGGCGATGCATGGATTCGGGCACAAGATAAAGAATTGGCTCCTCCACAAGTGTCAGCAGAAGTTCTTCGAAAAATGAAGAAAACCGCAGAGGACTATTTAGGACATGAAGTTACCCAAGCAGTTATTACAGTTCCGGCATACTTTAACGACAGCCAAAGACAGGCGACTAAAGATGCTGGTCAAATCGCCGGGCTGGAAGTACTGCGTATTATTAACGAGCCTACTGCGGCAGCTCTTAGCTATGGCGTCGATAAGTCTAGTAAAGGCGATCGCAAGATTGCTGTTTACGACCTTGGTGGCGGTACTTTCGACGTATCGATCATTGAAATTGCGGATGTCGACGGCGATAAACAAATCGAAGTATTAAGCACTAACGGTGACACGTTCTTGGGTGGTGAAGACTTTGACCAACGCATCATGGATTACTTGGTAGACGAATTCAAGAAAGAGTCTGGTGTCGATCTTAAGAACGATGTGTTGGCGTTACAACGTNTTAAAGATAGCTGACTGTAAAAAGCAAAAAATTGAACTTTTCAAGTTCGGCTCAGACAGAAGTTAACTTAGCCTTATGTTACTGCTGACGCAANNGGGTCCAAAACATCTAGTTGTTAAACTAAGTCGATCTAAACTCGAAGCATTAGTAGACGATCTTGTACAACGCAGTTTGGAACCTTGCCGTATTGCATTGCGAGATGCTGGGGTAACTGCCAACGACATTGACGAAGTTATTCTCGTCGGTGGCCAAACACGTATGCCTAAAGTACAAGAAGCCGTTGAGAAAATGTTCGGCAAAGCTCCGCGCAAGGATGTTAACCCAGACGAAGCAGTTGCAGCTGGTGCCGCTATCCAAGGTGCAGTGTTAGGCGGCGATCGAAATGACGTACTATTGCTTGACGTTACTCCTCTAAGCCTCGGCATTGAAACAATGGGCGGAGTCTTTACCAAGTTGGTTCAAAAGAATACAACCATTCCCACCAAAGCCAGTCAAACCTTTAGTACTGCCGAAGACAACCAATTAGCAGTTACAATCAAGGTCGGTCAAGGTGAGAGAGAACTTTTCCAATATAACAAGGCATTGGGGGAATTCAATCTAGAAGGTATTGCACCGGCACGTCGAGGTATGCCACAAATTGAAGTTACGTTCGATATAGATGCCAACGGCATTATGAATATCAGTGCCAAAGACAAGAACACCGGAAAAGAAAACAAAATCACCATTAAGAGTGATAGTGGTCTAAGTAAGGAAGAAATTGAGCGTATGGTTCAAGAGGCCGAGGCCAATGCCGAGAGTGATAAAAAAGCTCGAGAGCTAATTGAAACCCGCAACAGCGCTGAAGCACAAATGCACGAAGTTAAAAAAGATCTAGAAGAGTTTAGATCCGAAATGACCGAGTCCGAGATTAATGAGCTTGAAACTGTAATTTCAGCTGTTGACGACGCTGTCAAAGGCAACGACAAAGAAAAAATTACAGAAGAGCTTAACAAGGTTTATCCAGCCATGAAAGTGTTGTTGGATAAAAAGCAAGCTAAGGAACAAGCACAAGCTCAGCCCGAAGCTGCACAGGATGATAATGTAGTCGATGCTACTTTCACTGAAAAGAAAGACTAATTATCAATCAGGGGTACCTTATAGGGCCCCTATGTCATCTTACTTTATAAGGAGAAAACAAATGACACAATTACAACGTTTTGACACACAGGCTCTAAATAGGGCATTAGTAGGTTTTGATCGAATTTTTGACGATATGGAACGTAGGTTTGCTAGCCAAGTTACAAATAACTACCCTCCATACAATATCTGCAGACTGCAAGAAAATCTCTACGAGATTGAAATTGCAGTTACTGGATTTGAAAAAAATGAGATTACTGTAACTGTAGAACAAGATAAGTTGAACATTGTTGGACAACGCAACAAGGACGAGGACACTACGGCTGAATTCTTGCATAGAGGTCTAGCATTGAGAGACTTTGAGCGCACATTTACTCTTGCTGAACATATGAAAATAGTTTCGGCCGAGATTAAAAACGGTGTTCTGTCTATTCGCATTGAACGCGAAATTCCAGAATCGGCAAAACCTCGCATTATCGACGTGGTCGAAGTCAAGTAAATAATTAGAGGGGAGCAATCCCCTCTACGTAAACGGAGAAAAAGATGACTACAGAAGTAAAGATTGACGAAAAAATTGCAATTGCTATTAAACCCCCCGGTATGTGGAAAGTGCTGTTCCTTAACGATGACCACACACCTATGGAGTTTGTTATGGAATTGTTAACCACCATCTTTAAGCATACCGAATCTTCGGCGAAAGATATTACATTAGAAATTCATAATACTGGTAGTGCTGTAGTGGGTGTGTACAGTCATGAAATTGCCGAACAACGAGGTATTGATGCCACACAATCGGCAAGACTCAACGGCCATCCGTTACAGGTCACTATTGAAGAAGAATGAAAGATGCGTTCAGGATTGTTAAGTATTATAATAATCTAAGCAGTCGGTACGGCAACTGGATCGTATTCTTGGATATGCGATCAGATGTCGTCCGTGGAGGGCGCAAGGGAAGAAGGCTCTTCATTAAAGAAGTAGAAAATTTATTTGGGCCATTGGGCATACGATGGCAATTTCAACAATCTTCCGATTACGAATATATTCTTAAATTAGACGACGAACGCGATCTCTTATTTTTCCTACTAAAATTTAATCGCCGTTAAATACTCTTATTAAGAAAGAAACTATAATGAGTTTAAGAGAAATAACTAGTGATCTACATCACGAAGCAGAAACTACTACGTTTGCCAAAATGTTACTTAGTGGAAAAATAAGCAAAGAAGATTATAGAAATTATCTATATAACTTGCTGGCGATTTATGATCCAATTGAATGGTACTGCAAGCGTCAAGGGTTTCTTGATACTATGCCTGACCTCCCTAGACTAAAAGGTATCCTTGCTGATTTTTTAGAATTAGACGACGGATCATATTGTTATCTAACACCAGCAACATTAGAATATCAAACATATCTACATTTGCTAGGAAACGATCCCAACCGCAAACAACTAGTTAAAGCTCATTTGTATTGCCGACATATGGGAGATTTGTTCGGTGGGCAAATTATTAAGAAACAGGTAGCGCACATTAGTAGCGGCAAGTTTTATGATTTTGAAAATGCCAATGCAATGAAATTAGCCATTAGAGATACTCTTACAGACGATCTCGGCGACGAAGCTCGTGTAGCTTTTGAGTACGCTATTAAAATGATGCGAGATTTATATAATGGAAAGTAATGTTTGGAATACTCTAATCGAAATCGAACAGTATTTTGAGAGTAAATTTTATGCTACCGGTAGTATCATACACGAGCCGGGAATGGATCGATTTAATCAGCCGGGCTGGGTCAATAAAGTATGGGCTAGTAGTCAATATCGCCGAGCACACATCGACGTAGTTGATGCTCGCGAGACTCGAGGTCTTTGGATGATGCATTGCTGCGTGTTCCCCCATACTCACAACCCAGCACCCATTTTCGGGTTTGATGTAATTGCTGGGAAGAATAAAATCACAGGATGTTTCTTTGATTATAGTCCTGCAGGGGATCTCGAACATCCTATGTTAGAATATTTTGCCGACGAAGCCAACAAACTAGAATGGAATAAAAAGAGAAAATTGCCAGATTGGGCCGAAAGAATCTTTAGTAGCAATATGATTGCTGCCGGAAATGTTAGTGACCCGAACGAATTGACTCAGTTAGCTACTATGGCTAGACACGGAATCAATCATTATCTAGATACCGTAGGCGAGTCTAATAACACAGCTAACAACACTACTGATGCACAGAATTATTATGCGCAAAATCAAAAAATGAATCCACACACTCCGAAAGTTATGGTTAGCTTGGGACTAAGTGAGGAAGATGTACGAGTGTTTATACAACAGTGTTTGTTTCCGGAAATCTAATAAATATTAGATGCGCTTCACAGAAATAGAATCTCGCCCAACGCTGATCGTATTGCATTACTTTAATGTAACTGATCAGCAACTTGCTCAAGAACTTGGTATGAGACAAGATCGAACCGGGAGATGGTATCTACCTCAATACGACCGCAGTGGTCGCGGATTTGATCAAAAGGCAACTACTGCAATTCGAGCGTTTGGACGTCCAAATTCTGTAAAATTAAGCTAATTTATTCAGATTTGCATCCAGCTTCATTAACTACTTACATAAATAGTTTATGGAAATCATCGTACTTCTCTTCCTTTTACAAATCAAGCACTGGTATGCTGATTTTAAAATTCAAACCTATATGCAAACTGTTAAGAAGGGCATATGGTTAGATCCTATAGGTCTTAGTCATAGTATTGATCATATGTGGGGATCGATGCTTGCATTGTTATTTTTCAGTGTAATAATGACTCCTATCATTTGGTGGCTTATTATAGTGATTGCTATTGCCGAAGCAATTGTACACTACCTCATAGACTTTACTAAAGTAAAATTTGGTTGCAAAGATAACACAAATCCAATGTTCTGGAATCAATTTGGGCTGGATCAATTGGCTCATCAGACCTGTTATTTGTTAATAGTGCTATATTTGCTAAGTTAACAGTATTGTTATCTTATCTCGAGTTCTGATAAATACTCAGTAACCGGGAGCGAATCGGATGACCAAAACCCTAATATCATTAGGAATATTAGTAGCGGCCATGACTTCTACTAATGTACATGCAGAATTAGTACACCAATTTAAAAATACCAGCCTTTAGCGGCATCGGATTCAGCAGTCACGTCTTGACGATCGACAGTATCGAAAAGAGTCGTCGTGATGCAATAGAAGCTGATAAAAAAGCAAGCTATTGCCAAAGCAGAAGCTGACCTATTAAACACACCGTTGAATAGATTTATGAGTCTATTCCAAAGTCAGGTCTATGCACAGTTAGCAACACAGTTGAGCAACAACTTGTTCACTAACCGATGTGCAGCACCTGATGGGTCAGCTATTCCAGATTGTGTAAATCCTGCAACAGGTAATTTTGTGTTAGACGGTAATACAGTTACTTGGCGCAAGGCCGATGACAAAGTTACACTAACTGTAGTAGATGCTAAGGGCACTGTAACTACAGTTATAGTTCCGATTGCAAGTTTTAGTTTTTAAGGAGTAAAAATGAAAGCAATTAAATTATCCTTAATCACACTAGCAATTGTAACCCTAGCTGGCTGCTCAACTGTACGTCCATGGGGCAGCACACAGATTAAAGAAGAAGCTCGAGTCAGTGAAACGATCAATAAAAGTTTTGCAAACGTACCCAGCCCAGCAGGTCCAGCAGTAACAGTGGCAGTATATGGCTTCAAAGACCTGACAGGACAGCGTAAGCCAAGTTCAACATTGAGTTTGTTCTCGACCGCAGTTACACAAGGTGCAGAAGCATACTTGATGAAAAGTTTGCAAGAAGTCGGAAACCGTCAATGGTTCACAGTTGTTGAACGTGTTGGTCTTGACAACTTGTTAAAAGAGCGTCAGATGATCAAACAGACACGTGAGATCTACGAAGGCGCGAATGCTAAACCTTTACCTCCATTGCAAATGGCCGGTGTTATTCTAGAAGGCGGCATTATTGACTACAACAGCAACACACTAACAGGTGGTACTGGAGCACGTTGGTTAGGTATTGGAGCGCAAACTGCCTACACTCAAGATATCGTGGTTATCAGTTTACGCCTAGTCAGTGTTCAAACCGGGGAAGTATTAACCACTGTTACCGTGGAAAAGAACTTGCTCAGTACTGCTGATGGCACTACGGCATTGAAATTTTTCAATCAGGCAACACGAGCATTTGAATTTGACAGCAGCCAAACATTTAACGAGCCAGGTAATTATGCACTGCGTTCAGCGATTGAAACCGCAGTTGTAGAATTAATCAACAAAGGCGAGCGTCAAAACTTGTGGAAATTCAAGGAGCGAACAAATGAGTTGGTTCAAAAGGAAACCCCACGTGAAGGAGCCGCCAAAGCACCTTCCGCATCGTCAGCACAGCCCAGCGACGGAAAGGATGCTGGAGCAGGCAAAAAGTAAAGTAAAATCGGATAATACCGGGAGCGATAAAAAATGAAAAAAACAATTATAACAATCTTATTAGCAGCAGCATTTCCAGTAATGGCCCAGACTGCGGTGTCTGCCCCTGCTGCACCAACAATACCTGCAATGATCACTGTTAGCCCAAACGCAACAGCAGCATTGTCTACTGCTACAACCAATCGAATTTTTATCGATCAAAGCGGCGACAATCCTAATGTCAATATGACACAAGATGGTAGTGGTAACAAAGCTGGTTCTGCACAGCGGCCAGTATATCTACGTGGTATTGGTCAAACTGTAGTCACTCGTCAGATTGGCGCAACTAACGAAATTAACTTAGAAGCAGTAAACAACACTACTGGTACTGGGCAAGGTGTTAACATTACTGTCCAACAAATTGGAAATACCAATATTGTGGATGCAGCTTGCGGCTACGGTAATGCTAGCGATGGCACTACTGCACTATCGGGATGTAAGGCTGCTGACCTTAATTGGAAGTTTACTGGAAACAGTAACGACTTACAATTCCGTGGCACTGGGGACGATCTTAAGAGTGCAATCGATGTTGCAGGTAACAGCAACGTATTCCGCATCGATACCATCGGTGACAAACATACACAAACTATTAAAGTTGTCGGTGATACAAACACATTCAACATTAATCAACGTAGCACTGGTGCTGCTGGATCTAGCATATGGGTCGACTTGGCTGGTAACAGTAACAATTTAACTATTGCACAAACTGGAACTGTTGACAATGTGTTGAACATTAAGAGTGTATCTAACAGCGGTACATTTAATATCACGCAGAAGAACTAAGGAGCAGCAATGAGAGTTGCTGCTCTTATCGCAGGCTTGTTGATAGCCACTTCAGCTTGGGCGGACATTGGTTCCGTTACTGAATCTACGGGCACGTCTATCATCAAGCGCGGTAAGGATACTATACAAGTATCAAAAGGTACAGAGATCAAAATCAACGACAAGGTTGAAACTAAGAATGGTCGAGTTAAGATTGTTTTTAAGGATGCTACTAATGTCACTGTTACTGAATCTAGTAGTTTAGTTATCGATGACTTTGTATATGATCCTAAAACGCGGTGCCGGTAAGTTGGGACTTAAAGCTGCGGCAGGAACAGTACGGTATGTATCGGGTGCTATTGCCAAAGATCCTAAGAATGTAAAAACTCAACACGCCTACTGCGGCCATTGCTGTTCGTGGTACAGACTTTGTTATGGCAGTGAGTGAAACCGGCAGCAGTATGATCATGCTGATGCCCACATGTGAAATAGAACAGAACATCAACCTAAAACGGACTATCTTGTGGCAGTGGTGCTATTGATGTCGAAACACCGTCTGGTATAGTTCAACTAAATCGTCCTTATCAGGCTACGCTAGTCGAAACAATTAACGGCGTTCCGAGCCCGGCGGTGATAGTTGCACTTAACGGTATGGCCATTGGCAACAACTTAATAATCAATCCTCCACAGACTACCACAGGAGTAAATGTTATAGTTGCGGCCAGAGCCGCAGCAGTAGCCACCGGTGATGCTAAAAGAGAAGATAAGAAAGACGATTTAAAGGATGATGAGAAACAGACCGTCGCTGTTAAAAACGACTCAATTACTGCAAAGGCAAAGAATCGAAATTCTTCAAATGACGATGATGAAGAAAAAACCACAACCTCTGCCAACAGCATTCCAGAACAAAAGAACAAAGACGCTGTAATCAATGATGTAGCAGCAGTGGGCGAAACTGACAATCCCTACGTTAAGAAGCTGTTCAAAGACAAAAGTGAAACACAACAGATTGGCTGGATGTACGAAAGTCTAAGTCCTAATAGCCGTAACTACGCCAATGTTGTTATGCCGTTGAACACACAGGCATTAGTAGTTGTTACACAAGACATGCAGACTAATAGTTGGAATTTCTCAGCGGGTAAGCCACAAGGACAGATTGTTATCAATCAGAACTTTAGATGAAAAAGATATTATTAACCTTGATGTTCTTATGTTCCAATGCCTTTGGTGCTATTACTGACGGCAAATTTGGCATCAATCAAATATTCGATGTGCAATACTGGTGGAATGGTAACACTCTTAATGCTAGTAACTTCATCGCTCCTTACAACAAAGACTTCCAAACTGTTACTGTTAGTAGCGGACAATACTTTCAGTTCTTTGCTAGCACAACTAATCCGGGAACATACGGATTAAAGTTAATGAACAGCAACGGCACACAGCACAGCATCGTACACGACACTGGAGATATTACTGCTCTAGGTAATGGTGCTATCTTCTACATTGGATCAGGATTCTTTGGTAATGTTATCACAACAGCACAAGGATATAACTACGGTGACAGTGCTACATTTACCAATATGGATACCGATGTTACCAGCAGTGACCTAAATAACTATACCTATGCTAGTTCAACACCATTAGCAGCAGGTGAAACAGCGCAGCCAACAGCACCGACTATTGATTGGAAAGTTATCAGAACAAACAGTAGTCCAGTTGTTATCAATAACATTTATCCCACTAGCAATAACAGCCCGCCAGGCGAAGGTGCTGCACAGGCCTTTGACGGTAATACAAGCACTAAGTATCTAAACTTTGACAAAAAGAATGCCGGTGTCACGGTGAGGTTAAGTCAAGGTCGGGTGGTTCAAAAATTTACCATCACAACTGCCAATGATTTTAGTGGTCGAGATCCTACTAGTTACAAATTGTACGGATCAAACGATGGCGTTAATTGGACCTTGATCAAACAGGATACTTTGAGTTTAAGTGAAACTAGATTTTGGACCAGTCCCGAGATCGAAGTAGCAAATACCACTGCTTACGTCTATTACTTTATACTATTTCCTACTACTAAAGCCGGTGAAGGTTGCGGCGAAAATTGTAACAGTATGCAGATTGCTGAAGTTACCTACTACTATGATTTAAATGACGGAATCACTAGCACAGACTTAGCAGCAGGATCGACTCCCGCTAACCCCGGACAACCAGGTAGTGTGTGCGGCGATTGTATGAGTAGTGAGATAACCGCCGCACAGCAGACACTATTAAATGCTGCTCAAGTTCGTAGAAACGCAAACGGCTTGGGCAACAGGATTGACTTATATAGTGACGGTTCTGGAAACTCAGTTACTATCGAACAAGTTGGTAACTACAATCGTATTCAAGGTCTAAGTGGCGGCGATGCTCGTGTTGCAGGTTTCGGAACTAGTGTTACTATTAATCAAGGCGATACCCTATCTGGGAGAAATCTAGTAGAGTTATATGTTCAAGGAAACGGGAATAATGTAACTATTGATCAAGCTCGTAATACAAGTACAGGAGCCAGAGATGGTTTGGAAAGTGGTGGACATATTACCATGTTAAACGTAACCGGCGATAGCAACACAATACTCTTACGCCAGGGCAACGATAACGGCGCATCAAGCGGACATTTTATGTATGTCGGAGTACAAGGCAGTCAAAATAATGGAACTGTTAAACAAAGCAATAACAGTGGGAAACAGGCATTTATAAGTGTTACAGGAAATCAAGACGTGTTTAACGTAGAACAATACGGTACAGGTTCCCACTATCTTGACTTAACATTATCGGGTAACGGAAATAATGCTAACATTACACAAAGCGGTGCAGCCGGACATAAAGCTACTATCAGTTTAATCAATGCTGGAGGTCCTAGCAGTGCTACACTAATACAACAAGGTAATACTGCTCAAATTTACAGTATCACACAGCAATGTGCTACTCTATCCGGCTGTAGTGTAAGTGTAACGCAAGGACAATAAATACAGCATAGGAGAACACTATGCACAAATTTATCTTCGGTGTTCTACTCTTACCCGCATTGGCATACGCACAGCCCGTAACCGTAGACAAACCTGTACTCTGCGATACCCCTAAAATAGTAATAGAAACGTTAACCGGCGATGGCTATAAAGAACTGCCGTTTTGGGTCGGCAATGATCAAAGTAGTCGATACGTAATGCTAGTAAACGAAAAAACCAAAACATGGAGTCTTGTGCAGTTTAACAAAGATATCGCATGTGTACTAGGAACCGGTGAGAACCATCGACAGGTTTTCTTAAAACCGGCTGTATAATAAATATGTATATGAAAAAAATATTACTAAGCCCCTGGCTGGCATTAATTACCTTGGTACTAATTGCCGGTGTTAGATTTGCAGATCCTGCATTTGTAGAATCAGTTAGACTACGCTATTTTGATCAACTGATTACTAGCCAACCCAAACAAGACATTCCCGTACATACTGTTAATATAGATGAAGCTGCATTGGACAAGTATGGACAATTTCCATTTCCTCGAGGACTATATGCTGACATTATTAAAGACCTATATGACAGAAACGCTGGCCTTGTTGTGCTCAATATCCTTATGCCTGAAGCAGATAGGTTTGGTCAAGATAATAAACTGGCCCAAGCATTAGAAAAATATCCAGTAGTGCTGCCGCAAGTTGCCAATACTGCGGGTAAGAATAAGACATTTGGAAGTGCTGTACAAATTGTGGGAATTGATCCACAAGGCAGTCTAGTAGAATATCCAGGCATTATCGCTAACGTGCCTATGCTAGAAGAACGTGCGGCCGGTGTGGGTGTTGTAAATACCTTTCCTGAAATAGACGGTGTTGTTCGCCGTATGCCATTGTTAATACTAAGCGGAGAAACGGTGCATCCTGCCATCGGATTAGAAACACTTAGACTAGCAGCAGGCGATACAAAAATACAGGTTAAGATTACAGACATGGGCGTTGAAGCAGTGCGTATTCCCAAGCTGAATCGTATCAATGTAGATCAATTAAGCCAAGTATGGATCGATTGGAGTCAACAATCTAAACAACATAGCCTTGCTAAATTGCCCAAAGACTTCAACGGCGAAGTTGTTATTGTGGGTCTGAGTGCAGCGGGACTAGTTCAACCAGTAGCTACTGCTCGTGGCGAGATTTGGCCGCAGGATATGCAGGCCAGCTTGTTAGGTACTCTATTATCCGGTACTAGTATTCAGCGTCCTGGATATGCAGATGACTTGGAAGTTATGGCTATTCTAATTGCCGGCATATTGCTTTTATTTTTAACGAGGTGGACTTATGCGGGATTGGCAGCGACAGTTGTTATTATTGGCGGTGGCATTGCTGGCAGTATCTATGCTTACAGCAGTCTTCTATTCTTATTCGATGCTACTGCCTTTGCAGTTGGCACAACTTTGGTCGCTTTGCATGCCTATGGTATCAAGTTTGTAAGTGAGTTCTTACAAAAGTCTGCAATTAAGAAACAGTTTGGATCTTATGTAAACCCTGTTATTGTTGAACGATTACAAAAAGATCCTAGCTTTATTAAACTAGGCGGTGAGAAGAAAGATTTATCAATCATAATGAGCGACATGCGCAACTTTACTGGACTAGGTGAAACTTACGGAGATGACGTTGTAGCATTTACCAACACTATGAATCGTTACATGACTGCAATTGCGGAGCCTATACTACGCAACAACGGTTGTCTAATCAAGTTCATCGGTGATGCTTCATTACACGTACACGGTGCTCCTATTCAAGAAGAACAAGATCCCGATCATGTATTGGCCGCTGTTCGAACTGGACTAGAAATGTTACACGCTGTTGAACTGTTTAACATTGAGCTTACTAAAGAAGGCAAGCCATTAGTAGGTTGTGGACTGGGTATTAACACAGGTCCGACACTGATCGGTAACATTGGCAGTAAGGATCGATTCGGATATGACGTACTAGGCGACTCAGTTAGTTTAACAGCACGACTAGAAGGGCAGACTAAGAACTATGGTGTGCTAATCATCATCAGCGAATTTACACAAGCTCGAGTAGGAGACAACTACTTTACAATTCCTTTAGACTGCATTGCAGTTAAAGGTAAGACCGTCGGCGTTAATATCTTTACAGTGTTCTACAATCCAGATGTTACTGTGGCCGCAGATTGGATCTCGGCCAGAGAGCATCATGAACTGATGTTAGAATACTATCGCAAACAAGAGTGGGATAAGGCCGTTGCGCTATGTCAAGAACTTACAGGCGAGTTTGACGGCAAGATGGACGACTACTATACACTATGGCAAGAGCGTATTGCCGAGATGCGTACAAGAGATCTTCCTGCAGACTGGGACGGTACTTACAAGGCTACATCGAAGTGATAGCAGATGTTCTAGATGAATATGCCAGGCTCTGTGTCCTGGCATATTATTGGCCTTACTTTGTTTTAGGAAACTCCGACAACATTAAAGAAATTACTCGTCTCCTGCTGCGTCGTTAATTTCTTGTTGTGTAAATTTTCTGTGGGGAATGGGCTTAATATCTTCTGCTGGATTAACTTTTGGTTCCTTATTAATAATAACATCGGCGGCAATACGCTCTTTTTCGATAGTTTTTCCGCGCAATTCCATTACGGTTTCTACTTTTTGATTTAATCTGATTAAATCGTTATCCATTAATCGTATGCGATCAATTAATGCAATTAATGTTCCGTTAGCTTGTCCAATCACTGGCTTTATTTCTGTAGTCACCCATGTCCATACATAGTATATAAAATAGCCCATGCCAGCGGCACTTATAATAGGAAATCCATATTTGTTTACTAGTTCGGCAATATCCACAATTTAATCCTTTCGTTGATCTGATTGTTCAGCACGGGCTATTCTATCATAATCGGGCTGAAGACCGAGCGCATGACTAACTTTTACATCAATACGCTGCAATTGATTAGTCATAGTATCAACTCGTGCATCAAGACCTTTAATGATACCACCCATACCGTTAACACTGCTAGTTACGCCAGCAAGGATAAACTTCAATGTTAAGAACACAAAATATCCAGCTCCCATTGCCGCTGCAATAGGAAATCCTAATTCTGCTACTAATTTAAAAAATTCATCCATTTATTCGCTCCTTACTACTTCTTATTTATTTAATGCTTAACTTTTAAATATCGGAGAATAATTATACACTATGTTTTTGATTTTTTTGTTAAATAATAGTAGAAGTTTCAGGAGCGACAATGAACTCAGATAAAAAGCTAATCAAATGGCTGGCAGTATTGATACTGTTACCATTAGTAATGGCATATTTTAGTGACGGCGAGCGATTCCGCTATCCGTGTCAAAACCCAGAAAACTGGGATAAACCAATGTGTCAATTGCCTACATGTGATGTAACAAGAACCTGTCCACAACATATTTTTAAAGGACAACGTGACCCAAGACTAGGACCAGAAACAGATGACCCAAATAAAAAATTTAATACACCGACTCCGACAGCGAGTTTCGGATCTACTGCACAAGGAGCAAACTGTGGAAAATAACCCAACACACATCTATACTGAAGAGCAACTAATGGCTCGACTAAAATTCTTTATCGGAATTTGTTTATCGTTGACATTATTTGGAATTGTATTTGTTGTATTATATTCGTTGATATTTGTAACACAGCCGCTAAATGCTATTAGCCCAATTGATCAAAAGTTCTTTGAATTAATTATTCCAATTGCCACATTCTTAACAGGTACACTAAGTGGCATTATGCTGGCAGGTGGCGATAAGGAAGCACAGAAAGAAGCATTAAAGGCGGCAAATTCTGGATGGGATAGAGGGCCAAAAACTTCATCAACAACAATTAGTGGACCATTAGGTTCTTCTACTATTTCTTCAACAAACAACGGTGGATTCGATTCAGGACCAGCATTTGGGTCTGTATCACCGGGATTCGGAGCAGTTCCTCAGATGCAAGGTGGGTTTGGTCAATCTTTCCAGCAACCGATGCAACCGTTAATGAGCTCAAAAGGCAAACCGATGCCGTTGCAAGAGCCCGATCCTGAACTATAAAGTAAGGTTAGAAAGCCTCTTAGGAGGCTTTTTTATTGACCTTTAGAACAAAGTATGCTAAAATACTTGTATGAAGATACAAATTGTTTCAGACCTACATTTAGAATTCAGCGATATTAATATTAAGAATGAAGTCAACGCTGATGTTTTAATTCTTTCGGGAGATATAATGATCGCCCAGGATCTTCACGATCATGCCGCTGCTGATTTTAATCCCTACTCACATGGCGCATTTGCCGAATTGGGTCGAAAACAACAACGAGTTCAACGTTTTCGTGATTTTTTAAAACGCTGTAGTTTTCAATTTCCTCATACATTTTATGTAGCCGGAAATCATGAATTTTATAATGGTAAATTTTTTGCAGGAATTGATTACCTACGAGAAGAATGTGCTAAATTTCCTAACGTCTATTTCTTAGAAAGAGACACAAAAGTTATCGACGATGTTGTGTTTATCGGTGGAACGTTATGGACTGATCTAAACAATCATGATCCCATTACAATGCATGCCATTAAAGACATGATGAATGATTATAGGATTATCAGGAACGATTACCGGGCGTATGCTAAATTAAGTCCAGAAGATACTGCACTTCGACACAAACTGACTAAAGAGTACTTTAAACTTATGTTGAGCGATCACAAAGAATCTAAGTGCGTAATAGTAGGACATCATAGTCCTAGTAAACTAAGTACTCATCAGCAGTATGCAAATCAATACCTGATGAATGGAGGATATAGTAGCGACATGAGTCAGTTCATTCTTGATCATCCCCAAATTAAACTATGGACTCATGGCCATACGCATCACCCGTTTGATTATATGATTGGAGAAACTCGAATAGTGTGTAATCCAAGAGGTTATGAAACCGAAGGGTACAGCGAGCAAAGTGGATGGGATCCCACCTTCCATGTGGAGATTTAAATGAAAAGAATTATTATTTTATTCGGACTGTGGATAGCAGTATCGTCCTTTGCTAATCCAGTTAAGCCCAGTGTATACATGTACAATGAAACTACCGGACAAGTTATTGTTAATACAAATAACGAAATAGTGAGACCTATTGCTAGCGTAACTAAAATTATGACAGCAATGGTCGCTTTAGATTATGATTACGATTTGGAAAAACTAATGCATCTCAAACCAGGTGCAAGACTTGTGAAAGGAAATCAGACTAGAGAAAATGTGCTAACATCATTACTGATTAAAAGCGACAACATAGCAGCCGACTCTATTGCTGATGATTACCCCGGAGGTAGGGAGGCTTTCTTATTGGCTATGAATAGCAAAGCGCAAGCCTTAGGATTGAAAAATACATTCTTCGATGATCCGTCGGGACTTTCGGCTAAAAACGTAATCAAACTGTCGAAGAAATTGGAATCTATGATGCAGGTTGCTGCTCTGTACCCTTTTATTAGTAACAGTTAGTACAATGGAGAAGGCTAAGATAATCTCAAAGGCGTGGAAAAAAGAACACCCACGTAATATTAAATAATACCAATCAAAGATTACTATCTCAATTTAAAGAAATTGTTGCAGGTAAAACAGGGTTCACTAGCAGAGCAGGGTTTACTATTGGACTGGCTGTTGAAAGTGCTGGACAAAAATTTGTTATTGTTGTGCTAGGAGCACGAACTAAAGATCATCGAGCTAAATTAGTTAATGACATTATACACACACACTTAAACACAAATGACACACGACACGTTGCAGGTCTCTGACCATAATCAATTAATTAAAGAAATTAAAGGCATTCGCCGAATTGTAATTAACAATCGGCATGGGGGCTTCAGTCTTAGTCAAGAAGCAGTTCTGGCCTATCTCGACATGTTAGGTATTCCGGTATGGATGGAATATTCTGACAAGTTTTCATCTTTAATGGGTCCAACATATTGGTTAGTACCCCCAGGTCCCGATAGAGTCGATACAGAACCGAAGAACTGGCACAAAATGTCGTTGTCCCAAAAACAGTCACATAATGCAAAATATTCTCAGCAGGTATTCGACGTACAATCAATTGCTCGAGATGATCCATATCTTGTAAAAGTTGTACACAAGTTGAGAGAAACTGCTGACGGAAAATATGCCAGCCTTAAAATTGTCGAAGTTCCTTCCGATGTAGATTGGACTATAGATGAGTATGACGGAAAAGAATGGGTAGCAGAAAAGCATAGGATATGGAACTAACTACCAAAGTGTACCTTGGAGATTGCTCTCCTCAAAAATTTGTGGACATTGTTGACTGGTGCAACTATAAATTTGGTAGTTACGGAAACGATTGGCGACTTGATTGGGATAAGCAGATGGTACTGTTATCTGAAAAACATGCAATACTCTTTTTGTTGAAATGGTCATGAAAGCTCTAGTATTAACTCCCGAACAATGGCAGCAGGTGTTGAATAAAATTAAACAAGACTATCCGCCCAGCGTATGGCTCAGTAGAGAAAAAATGCGGCGAACACTAGGTTTCACCCCCAGAGAACATAACGACTGGTTAGGGTACTATGATCACTCTAGTCGCGAAGATCGATCGGCGGGACGATACGGATACAAAGTTTCAATACATTTAGATTTTTTCACAGACTATCATAGATCTTTCTTTTTGTTAAAGTACTGTGATTGTATTAAGGAACAACTTGAAGATAGCATCAATTAATCAAATACTCGGAACTCGGGCACGGGCTGTATTTAGACATCGCATTAACTTCGGTTCGTTGCCGCAAGCAACTGTAGAACAAATGGACAATTGGTGCAAACAAAATTGCGCTGGATTGTGGCACAGTCACCACATATATAACCTATACTGGCAGTTCGAGGACGAAAAAGATGCTACAATGTTTATGCTGAAGTGGGGTTCATGACATTATATGGAACGTTATCACAGTGAAGGCGGCCGTTCCAATCCAGATTTTCGTTACCGTGTTAAAATTAAAAAGGTCAGTGACGAAATGATAAATTGGTGTAGCGTGTATCCCACTGAGGGATATTTTCAAAGATACTATGTACAGTGGAACTATAATCAATACGGTGATTATGAAACTACAGTATTTCAATTCGAAACAGAACGTCCTGCTATTTTGTTTAAGTTAAAGTTTGGAGATCAATAATGAATTTAGATTGTCTAACAGATAAAGAATTAATCAACTATACAATTAATTTCAGCGACGATCCTGTGAAGGTTCGATTGGCTACTGCTATGGAACGAATTGAAGGAGCTATTGTTGACGATTTGATCGATGCTGGCATGGACGAAACTTGGTGTACCTTTCGCAGTGAATGGGGCGGCGATTATCATCCTGGGCAGTATATTAGATTGTTGGAAGATGAGATAACTGACAGAGACTTTCAAATTAAACAATTGCATGACGAATTGAAAGAACAAAAGGCACGTACTATTGCTGATCTAATTGCTGAACTTACTGTAGAGATTCGCACACAACAACACATCGCAAACGAAGCTAGAGATGAAGCACGTAAAGCCTACAAAGAAGCCGAACATGCTAAAGAGCAACTCAAGATGTGGAATCATTTAAGAACTGCATGAAGATAGTTTGGGGCCGCAGCCTAGGATGGAACATGAGTCTTAATGGTATGGAAAAATTTGGGTCAGGATTTAACCCGATGGAAACAACAATTATCACAGACGGTGCAGGATGTTATCCGTGGTGTGAACACTTTGCTTGGTTGCCTGTTAAGACCGTTACTGGTCAACGAGCATGGGGTATTAAGGTTTATCGGCGTAAAGTTTGGGTTGTTTGGGGCACAGGCTTTCACATGGAACCAGAAACACAGTATGCTACACTTTTTGAATTACTTTCGCACCAAGATTAAAACTTGGCGAGATCGTCGCTTCTTAAAGAAGCACGGCTGTGATAACTGGGTTCAGTATAATCGTCAATACGACCCGGACATCAACTGGCGTGCTACTCGTGTCAACGACTTTTATCACGGCTACCCTTATGTCTACTGTTTCGAAAATCACAGGCATGTGGTTTATCATTGGGACCTAGGCATCGACGGCGCCTGCATAGTGGGCAATTGGTGCGATGAGAACTGCAAGGACAAGCATAGGATGGACTTTCACCGTGCTATGAATGCTCCGAGTACTGCGTGGGAATGGCACATAAATGAACTCAGTGGCGGTGATTATATCTTTGCCGCCTTTAAGGATCCAGAAGACTTTTTTATGTTTAGTCTAAAATGGGCATAATTTAACTCAACAATGTCAATAATTAATAAGTATTCAAAAAATGCGTCTGTGTTAACATAGATGTTATTCGATACATTTCATCAAAACAATCCTCATAAAATTATGAGACCAAGTATAGGAAAGAATAAGTATATCGTAGTTAACGACGAAGAAGGGGAGCGTGTGGAAGAAATTAGAGAAATTGTAGTACACACTTTTGATGTAAATGATACGGACGATCCAGATATACATGCAGCTCAATTTCTCTACGAATGGGAAACAAGCGATAACGGAAAGTGGATTATGAAGCATGCCGTGGAAACTCCTTCGTGGCATAAAATTAGTGACATGTACGCTTTTGGTTACAAATATCAAATAAGAGCCAAACTAATGGGACCAGCATTAACAGAATTACTTTTAAGAGGTAATCAAGGATAATGGGTACCAGCGTTCCGATGATGAGAGCTGCTACCCAAACTCATAGGGCTTGGTACAGTTCGGACCTATCAAAGGACGATAAACTTATGAAACTTCTTGAAACATATCACAAAGTGCATATTAATCAAGAAGCACACATGGGAAACTATAATAAAATGTTGGGATGGTGTTTAGAACACTGTCAAAGCAAATTTAGAGATATTAAACACGGAGACGGAATGGACTGGTATTTTGAAAATGATCAAGATGCCAGTATGTTCGCAATGAAATGGTCGTAAAAACAGTTTATCTTAATGACGATAATATTCCATATGAATTGGCAGACGAATATTTTAAAGAAGCAGCCGATTGGGCAAAAAATCAATGCAGTAGCTTCTTAGGATATCATGTACAAGATGTTTCAGATGTTTCACTTCAGTGGGACAACATTGCAGAATATAACTTTGGTAATGAAAAAGATGTTGTATTTTTTCAACTGCGATGGAAAAACTCTTAACAACAATATCGAAGTCCCGTTAAGGGACTTTTTGTTGACTCAAAATGCCAAAATCGAATGACCAATTTTGGTTTCTCCTGTATACTGTTTACTACAAAACAAACTTTTAGGCTCATTAAGGCTCACCTAGGCAAACTAGCGTGACATAAGGTTGGCAGGCCGGGATACAATGCTGCTGGTGAATCCCATCTGATGTGTGTGGGTAGCCATTCTTTTCCTCCGCAAAAGACTTTCTTGCACTACCTCAAGCCACGACTTGAGATGCCTTAAACGCCAGTCCATTGACTGTTCACGTTTGCAAGATCGTATACGGTTGATGCAAATTTCCAAAACTGCCATGAGAACAGTGACACCGAAGTTCTCTTAAAAATCGTAGTAGGTGGGGTAAGGTACAGAGCCCAGAGCAGTGGAAAACAAATACCTATTGTCTCAGTGTGTGCGGAGCAACTCAGCAAACAACTCATACGGCACTCTTTTACAGGGTGTCGTATGGCTTCACAATCTAGCAAAACTTAAAATAATTCGAAAAGAAAAAATAACACGAGCTGAATAAGCGAGTGTTGGTCTTTAGACCTATTAGCCTATTGACAATGTAATCATTTGATGCTATTATAACGAATCAGTAACTTATTGAATAATACTATGCCACGCACTCGAGCTAAACTTACCGACAAGCAGGAACGAATTATTGTACAATGTCAACTCATGGGTTTGACAACTTCGGATATGATTCAGATTTCTAATCGACTAAAAGCACTAGAAAAAGAAAAAGAATTTAAAGACAAAGTTAATGAAGTTATGCAAAATATTTCTTGGGAATCTAAGAAAAAAGGTGAGCACTACATTCTTAAAGAAGCCAAGGGTAAAACTTACGAATTTTCGATTAGCAAAAAACGCAGTATGTGGAATTCCAATAGTTGGGATGTAGTAATCACTAATCCGGGTACTCGTATGAAGCCTCGTATTCTTACTGATCTATCTATGTACTATGATGAGAATGACGAAATTGCCAGCATATGTCCCAACAAGGATCGTTATATTTTTCGTTTAGCATCAGCTATTAAACTTAAGAGAATAGCATGAAGACTAGAGAAGAAATTATTACCAGTATGTGTTATACTATGCAGCATGACTATGGGTTAGTCAAAGAGCCTACGAACTTTGATAGCAATAATGCTAACGAAATTTTTGCTTTTGACCGATTGAGTTCTGGTATGCATCCCGGAGATCGAGAAGCGCTGTGGCGACAAATGGCACAGATTTTTGATAATGATATTGCACCCTATATGGAATTTAAAAAATGAAAATTGGATTTAGCCTCGGTCGATGTGTTCGTGATATTGTCAACGGCGATGTTGCGATTGATGATGTTGCATTTCTAATCACTGCTACTAGGGTAGACAGCTTGGATCATATGGATGGTGTAATCGACGAGTATAGCTATCGCAGTGGATATTTGCTGGGCTGTGATATTGAAAAAGCAAAAGAAGTAGTTACTGCTCTATGGAATACCAATCGTATTTTGCAGCCTAGACTGCAAGGTATGCATCGTCATCAACAGCCTGAAAGTTCGATCTGGGTTGATATTTTCCCTACTGAACTAAGTACAAACGAGTCAGTAAAAACTGCATGGAATGCATATCGTTTTATGGTACATATGGTTGAAAATGTTGATACCGAAGCCACTGACGTATTCAAAACCGGAGAAAACAATGGTAACACCTGGTAGTAGATGGAAAGATTCAAATTACGAAACATATGTTGTAATCGATATTACCAATATAAATGGTAAAAATTGGATTTATTATCGACTAGATCGTATGAGCGACGAAAATACAACTAGAGAATTTAGCTGTTACGAAGAAAGCTTCGTAACAAGATTTACTGAATTTAACAACCATATTTACGAAAAATGATCTATTTTAGAATCAATGTTCAAAATCCATTGTGGCGTAACCGCTTTGACAACGTTAAATGTTGGAGTGGAAAAACACCTTGGAAAAATAAGTTTTGGGAACTGCAAATAATGAAAGATGCCAGTCTCATTGCTATTGAACTTGATTGCACTCTTTTTAGAGATCATGCCGGATTAACTCTCGAATTTGGCCTACTTGGTTATAGTGTTAATTTTAACATTTACGACAATCGTCATTGGGATATGGAAAAAGATTGTTGGGTCAACTATGATGATATTGCAAACACACACATAGAACAGAAATGACTAAGAAAATTTATTATGAAAAAGTCGGTCGCAGGTATGTGCCTGTTGCTGAATATGACAACGATCTAATGGACAGTTTTCACAAAGGCAATCATCTTGTAATGGTGTATCCTGGTGGAACTAGTCGACGTTTTAATATTGAACCGGCATTAGCACCTATGATTGCTGCCGGGCGAGTAGCTGAAGATGCCATGTGCAAGGCCATGATGACAGCTAGCGAACTCAAGCCTAGCAAGCAACCTATTACTCAAGAACAACGTACAGCTTGGGAAAATCTCGCTAAAGCATTCGGACAGGACATGTATACGCTACAGGGTGTCAGCACTCATGACATTGTAGAAGCGGGTATAAAGGCCATGCAAGCAGAAGCAGACAAACTGATGCAGAACGAAGCTGTCAAGAACGCATACGATCAATTCCAATTAATGTGTCAGCTGTCAAAGGTAAATCATGAGTGATATTGAAAACAGAATGAAGGAACTAATGGTTCCTATTGAGCAACAAATTATGATGTGTGACAGCGAACACGATATGCTGTTAATGGCTTGTGCTATGTTACAACGCACTAGAGAAATATTCGATCATGTACTAGGACCGTCAGGTCGTATGCGTATGTTTAAAGAATACGCCGAGAGATCCGATTTTGACTAACTGATACGGAGTTGTTCTAGATGATAAGTAATAATGAATCCAAAGGAACAATCTTGAAAAAAATTGAGGATTTTAACGCCAAGGACAGAATCGATTCTAAACTACTAGAAAATTCTGTACACTTTCTAGTCGGTGAAATTTCCGAAGAGAATATTCTAGATACAATCAAATGGATTACTTATGAAAATATCGAAATTTCCAAAAATAAAGAACTGACTCTTTATATTAATAGTCATGGCGGCGACCTATATCAAGCGTTTGCATTAATTGATATAATGCAGACCAGTCACGTACCAATTCGAACTATAGGTATCGGTAACATTATGAGCGCTGCCTTTTTAATTTTTGTTTCGGGAACTCCGGGCAACCGATTTATAGCACCCAACACTGGAATTATGTGCCATCAATACAGTGATGCCACAGAAGGTAAACATCATGATCTCAAAGCTCAAATGAAAGAAGGCGAGCACTGTAATGCAAGGATGTTGGCAATTTTACAAACAATGACCGGACTCAGTACTTCTAAAATTAAATCAAAGCTGTTAACAACTACCGATATTTACTTAACGGCCAAAGAAATGATTGACTTAGGTGCAGCAGACTATATACTAAGTTAAGGAAGCAACATGGAAATTATCAATATCAACGACAAGCGTAAAGACAAGCAATTTGAAGAAGAACAAAAAAAAGCAATGCTTGAAGTAATTGAATATATAAAGACAGGAATCGAATCTGGTGAGATCAAGGAATTTGTAGCATGTTCAATGGATGACGATGGAGTTTGTCAAATTCATGTTGCTGCTATGGATCTTCCGGGAAGTGTGGGATTGTTCGAAATTGGTAAACACTTACTAATTTCAAGCGAATCGTAAATTGGCAATTTTTGCCGTATTATATGGTAGTTTTTTGCTTGACAGCTAAATAAAACTATCATACAATAAGCACATGATGTTTAGTATTGTTAGAAATTATTTTTCCAGAAATGCAAATAGTGGTTGACAACAAGACTAAATAAATATACAATTAAAACATAGGCAGCAATGGTGCTGTCAATGTAAAAAGTTTTTAAAAGAGAACAAAATGCAATCGTTTAACAGACATCAACAATTTAATACGATGCCCAAACAGGCAGGCTTTGTAGCCTCCAATTGGTTATCTATTGAGTGTGGGAGTCTATCATATGATCGCACACCGGAGATTACCCAGGGGTCCCAAGAAGGAGCAGGTTACGCCTAAAATGTAACTAGCAAGCAACTTCAAAAGGACCCCAGGACTAAACACCCTGGGGTTTTTGTTTTCCGCAAGGAAAGATGATAGATAGAAAGAAAGTAGTTGACAGAGAGTACACAAGATGTTATACTTTAAGTCCGGAGGCATTTAAGAAATTAATTGCTGACAAGATTGAAAGAAACAAAATGTACACTTCAGTAAACGCTAAACAGCGAGAAAGGCAGGCTTTAGAGCTTGCCAAGTAAAGCAAAAGTGTGTAATAAGTCCTATATGGCCAGGGAACGAGATCCTGACAGCGCACTCTAAACACTGCTGTAAATGGGCGGACAGGATACATGAACGTCGGGCGATAACCGATTAGTAAGACTCCTGGTTAGGGCATTGACCCTAACATATCCTCTAGCAATAGAGGGTATTCTAAAACATACTTAAAACGGCTTGACTCTGAATCAAGTGTCGCATCATAGATGATAGTGTGTTTTAGAATATTTGGATGTGCTGGCATTGGCGAGCCCAAGAAGCTGTAACCTTCCCGTTTCGACTGTGTAAGTTCAAATCTTACCGCATCCACCAATTTTACCGGGTTAGCTCAGTGGTAGAGCAGCGCCTTGATAAGGCGTTGGTCGCAAGTTCGAATCTCGCATCCGGTACCAAATTTATTCCCTTGTAGCTCAGCGGTAGAGTAGTTGACTGTTAATCAATTGGTCCGTGGTTCGATCCCACGCTGGGGAGCCAAATTTAATCTCTGTGTAATGTCAATCTGGTAGACGGCCTTGTTTGGAACGAGGAGGCTGCACGTTCGAATCGTGCCATGGAGACCAAAAGTTATGGAGTGTGGAGTTCATGGTGAACAAGCAGCCTTGAAAACTGTTCCACTGGTTTGTAGCCGGTGATGGTTCGATTCCATCACGCTCCGCCAATTCAATGCGTGGTTAGTTAAATGGTATAACCGAACGTTGCCAACGTTCAGTCAAGGGTTCGATTCCCTTACCCCGCACCAAGTTAATGTATCCATAGTGTAATGGCAGCATCGCGGTCTCCAAAACCGTCAGTCTAGGTTCGAGTCCTAGTGGGTACGCCAAGTTTTGTTCGGGAATGGTGTAATGGTAACACAACAGACTTTGACTCTGTCGTTCTAGGTTCGAGCCCTAGTTCCCGTGCCAAATTATTAGACTTATTAGGTGTGGCCTTAGTGTAAAGGTTTAGCACCTCACTCTGTGAAAGTGATAGAACGGGGTCGGTACCCGTAGGTCACCCCTAATAAGTTTATTCCTCTATAGTTAAATGGTATAACAATCGGCTGATAACCGGTCATTACAAGTTCGATTCTTGTTGGAGGAACCAAATTTTATATCTCCGTAAAGTGTTACCTGGTTGCATCCGCGATTTGGGGTCGTGTGGTCTAGGTTCGAATCCTAGTATGGAGACCAAGCTTTTATGTAGCGGTGGCAGAGAGGCCCAATGCATCGGATTGCAAATCCGTAAAACCGTGAGTTCGAATCTCACCCGCTATTCCAATTTCGCCCTATTAGTATAATGGCATTACACCTGTTTTGTAATCAGGTTACGGCAGTTCGATTCTGTCATGGGGCACCAAACAATGCAACTTTAGCTGATGTGGTCATAGCGGTGGTCTGAAGAGCCATTGAAGTAGGTTCGATCCCTACAGGTTGCACCAATTTTATCCTTGAGTTTGACAGGCCCGCGCAAGCCTTGTTAATAGTTGGGAATGTTACTTTCGACAGTAACCTCAGGGGCCAAACGTATGCGTGGTTCGTTTAATGGTAAGATCACTGGCTTCCACCCAGTAGTTAAGGGTTCGATTCCCTTACCCCGCACCAAGTGTTAGTAGTGTTGTAAAAGTACAACAAAATACTTATTGACAAAGTCAAAAAACTTTGCTACAATAAACACATGTTAAGAAATTAACTGTGTTCTTTAAAAACGTAAAATACATATATACTGCTGGGAAGCAGTCACTATATGTAAACACACTATCGTGGTACGCCGAACCGTACTTGATCCTCATGTTGGAACTTAGCGACAAACTAGGGAGGCACGATTTGTTTAGTGTGTTTGCATATAGTGAATTATACTCCGGTCGTCTAGTGGCTAGGACGCTACCCTTTCAAGGTGGAGAAGCGGGATCGATACCCGTCCGGAGTACCAAGTTAACAACACTCGACGTACTGTAGGATGGCATTCAGTCTCCCCGCCGGCTTGGGATGAGAGTGGCGAGCATAACTGGTTAATGTTATGCTCGTGTTATTAGTTTTGCCGTTGTAGTCCTCTGGGTAGGGCACCTGATTGTCTATCAGATTTAGGCGGGTTCGATTCCCGTCGACGGCGCCAAGTTTATGGGGGTCAAGGCTAATCACCGACACTTGATAAGTGTAACGACCTCCACCAAGTTTATGGAGATGTAGGAAAATTGGTAACCCCAGTGGACTGTAAATCCGCCGCCCGAAAGGCACTACTGGTTCGACTCCAGTCGTCTCCACCAAGAATCTCGAAAGAGTTTTTACACAAAGAAAAGTGTGTAGAGTAAAAGCAGTAAAATCTAGCCATTGTCTGCTTTATCAAAACAAGGGTCTGAATTTAGGTCTCAAAGTGTTCATGGACGCACACTAGCCTGTCACGCTAGAAGAAGGGGATCGTTACCCCTTGGGACCGCCAAACACGCAAAGAGAATTCTTTGCTCCGCAGAACCCGAGCATGGTGCATGGGCCGGACTGTTAATCCGTGTTTAGCTGGGATCGTTACCCAGATGCGGAGCAAAGAGTTTTTAAATGGGGGATGGGCTTGGGCACCCGGATTTGCTTTGCAAGCAGATAGCCTGATCGGTTCGATTCCGATATCTTCCACCAATTTATGTGGTAAGTTTGGTTGACAAGTTGTTTGTCTGTATGTGAGTAGGATCTAATTAATCCGAGGGGCATATGGCGATGGGAGGTAACGTTACCCATTGAAGAAAACGGATGACTAGGCAGGTTCGAATCCTGTTTACTACACCATATAAAAGCACGCCGATTGAGGTGATGTGCCCCGACGCTAGGTTTCGGGTATGACTATGGACCCTCCCATAGTGTGTTTCTATATGGGCGATGACTGTTGTAAAGGATAACAGGCGGCAGTAACCCTGCCGTGGCAGTGGTTCGATTCCACTATCGTCCACCAAGTTTATTTCGTTATAGTGTAGAGGAAGGTAGAGTAGCATTGAGTAGGTGAGATAAGGCACCAGTAAGATATTGCAATAACAATCGCGTAGGCTGTAAAAAACCAAACACTGTGAGTCCGGGAAGTGCGGAACAGGTTGCAATAGACGAAAGTGAGATAAGGCGCTGAGGGGATGTGAGGGTAACTTTGGGAAACACGGGGGCACCCAGCATACGCGATTTAGAGCCCTTATCGCAGGTTCGAGTCCTGCTAACGAAGCCAGATTTATGCGCTGGAATGGTTTACTAGCTGGATTTGAAGCCAGAAGTAGACGGGTTCGATTCCCGTTAGGTGCACCAGTGTATTGCGGGGATTCAGGCGATCGGTCAGTCTCATAAGCTCGGCCCAGAGGTTTCGAATACTTCCCCCGCAACCAATTTTGCCCGCATAGTATAATGGATAATACACTGGTCTACGAAGCCGGGGATTGTGGTTCGATTCCATATGTGGGCGCCAAGAAAACAGTTGACAACTACTGCAAAAGGTTGTATAATTAATTTTTTAAACAAAAGAGGTAATGACATGAAACGTTCAGGTAAACGATAGTGTCAACTTAGATCCCGTAATTGGTCTGGGTTGGCACAG